TCCAACGTCTTTGTTTAAGTGTTTCTCCGTGGGGACCGGCCTGATGGTCATTAAGACCAGCGTCTTCGAGAGGATTGAGCCACCGTGGTTCGGCCTTGACGAAGTTCGAGGCCACATCATGACGGAGGATGTCTGGTTTTGTCGCCAGGCGTGGCGGCGTGGAATCGAGGTCTGGTGCGATCCGACCATCCCTGTGAAGCACATTGGGGAGTACGCCTACTATTGACAACCGACGAGCGCTCCATCGTAGAGGACCTCCTGCGACTCGCCCCCCTCGACGAGCCGTGCGATTGGACGGCCGACCTCCTGGCGGTCACGCGGGACGACGCCGGGAACCCGATCGGCGCCTTCCTCGGGCGCCGGGTGGATCAGGACGGACGGTCCTATGCCCTTCTAGAGCATGTATTCATGGTGCCAGGGCAGGCACGGGGTAAACGGTTCCTGGCGGTGGGAGAGGCGTGGGCAACTCTTTGTCGGGCACAGGGGATTCCACAGGCGCTCTTTACCATCTCTGACGAACGGCAGGCCAAGCGGCCCGAAATGATCCGGTACGCCCGATTCTGGGGATTCCGCCCCTACAAGATGGCGGATGGCCGGTCCTGGTGGGTGAAGGACTTCTAGGGAGGACATCATGTGTCTCTGGCAAGCGCCCAAGGTCGACACACCGCAGTATCCAGCGGAGAGCCAGACCCAGCAAGACCTGGACAAGACGCAACTGGAGTTGGCTCAACAGAACCTCGCCATCAACAAACAAAACGCGGCAGACGAAGCGGCCGGTCGGAAAAAATTCGAGGAACTGACCGGCCAGCCGTATGCCGACTACGTCGCCAACATGGCGAAGTCTACCCAGGACATGAACCTGGCGTACCTCGATCGGTACAAGAAGGCGCTCGCCGGAGAATTGCCCGTCGATCCGGGGCTGGAGCGGTCCCTGACCGAGCAGGAGTCCACCCTCCGGGCGAACCTGCAACGGCAGCTTGGTCCGGGCTGGGAAAACTCGACGCCTGGCCAGCAGGCCCTCGCGGAGTACAAGAAACGGGCGGAGGAGTTGCGCTACTCGGCAGCCCGCGGAGAGATCACGGCCGGAGAACAGCAGGGCTATGCCATGAATCCTCTCTCCTGGGTGCCCCAGACGCTCAAACAGAACGATATTCAAACGCCGAACCAGGTGACGGACCTCCTCGGGAACTACCGGAACCAGAACGCCCAGGTCTACAACGCGCAAAATCTGGCTGCGATGCAGAATGCCCAGATGAAGAACATCAACGACATGGCGTTCCGCCAGCAGCTCCACGAAGGCGTGATGTTCGCGTCGCAGAGCGGAATGTCTGGCCTGGGCGGAATGTAAGAGAGGAGAATGAACGTGCCACAAGACATGAATCCCTTCCTGGCTGCGATCTTGGCACAGCGACAACAGCAAGCCGCCCAAGAGCAGGCACAGCAACAGCAACAGGCGGAACAGGAGCAGATGCAGGCCAACCAATTAGCCCAGATACGCGCAGGGCTTGGGCCGATTCCTTCGCAGGGTGGACTTCCCTACGGAGCGACTCGCTCTCCTGGAGACGCCGGGAAATCGTTTTGGGATTCCTACAATACCGCGGCCCTGAAACGGACCGGGGCTGGCGGAGGAGAAAACCTCGGCACGATGTTCGGTTCGGGCGGGAGCGTCGTCACGTACTAATCTTCGGAAAGGGGTGGCTCCATGCCAGGGGATGCGGGGGCGGCATTTTGGAATGCGTATAATCAATCGGCCCAGCGGGTGCTCCAACAGAAAGCCTTTCAAGAGGAATCCGCCATCCGGGCCCTCCAACGGCAGCGCCTACAGCAGCAACTCTCGGAGGAGCAGGCCCTCCCGAACGACATCTCCGCCGTGCTGCGGGCGAGCCAAGGAGGCAACGTCCCGGTTCTCCAGGGGACACAGACGCCAGTCGAACCGACTGACGTGTCCGACCTCGCCGGGCAGAATCTCCTCGACCTGAAACAGATGCGTGCCCCGCAGACCCTTCCGGAGTTATCCCAATCCGTTCCCGCGGACGTGCTCGCCCGCGTTGTCCAACACCGTCCCCAGGTCTTCGGGGCGTTGGGGCTCCGGACCCCGCAGGCGGTGGAATCGGAGAACCTCCAGAAGTCAGGACTTCAGGAGCTTGGCAACCTCTTCGCTACAGCCAAGCCAGCGATGACACCGGAGGAGGCTCGGGCCTTCTCAGTCAAGGCTCTTGGAATAGCTACTCGGGGAAATCTTGGCATGGCTGACGATATGACAAAAGCCGTATTCAAGATGTTCACCGAGGCTCCGGACGACTCCGGGAAGGTCCTCGGGAGCATGGCGAAGTGGTATCGAACCGGATTAGAGGCAGGAAACTCGCCAGAGGTATCTCTCCTCGATGCGCTCGGCGGGGCAATCAAGGAGAACCCGACTGGCGGGAAGCATTGGGTGGGCGTGTACGACAAATTCAGCAAATCCGTTCGCCCGGAGAGGCAGACGCCGCAGACAGGCCATGTGGTCGGCAAAGGCGCGTCGTACATCCCACCGGGCGCGACCCAGCCGAGTTTCACGAATCCGTCTGAGCCAAAGACTGCGAAGCAACAGGCCGATGAAGATATGGCGATCATGCGACGGGACAACATGCGTGCCGTCCAGAACGCCGGGAACATCATCGACGCGATCGACGCCGGAAAGGAAGTCCCGGTGAAGGAGGTCCGCCTTCACATCAACACCCTGCGGCCAATGCTGACCAGTTACGAGCAGAAGCTTTCCAGTTTCGACCCGAACATCACGCCGGAGGACAAGGATTTCTACCATTCGGAGATCAAGAGCATCCAGGGGACGATCAAGACCCTCACGGATTACCTGAACCGGAAGGGCAATCGCCCGATGCCAGGACGCGACACCTCCGGAGACGTAGGAGCTGGACGGCCCCAGCAGACGGCAAGCGTCCAGCCTGCAGCCGTTGATCCGGCGACCGCAGAGCAGCAGCGGCAGCGCTATCTGACCGCCGTGGCAAAGCTCTATCCGAACAAGACGTGGCAGCAACTCAACCCAGGCGAACGCCAGCGCGTAGCGGACACCGTCAACCGCGGGGAGTGACATGCCCGTCACCGTTCAGGACATCGACAGTCTTCTCGGCACGCCGACCCGGAAGGCCGGAGGCTCCTCTCCCGATATTGACGCCCTGATCGACGAGGTCGCCGCGACCCACGGGGTCGACCCGAACCTCGTCCGGTCCGTCGTCCAGGCGGAATCGAATTACGACCCCCAGGCCGTGTCTCCCAAGGGCGCGCAGGGGCTCATGCAGCTCATGCCGAAGACGGCCGCGCAGTATGGGGTCAAGGACCCGTTCAATCCCCTGGAAAACCTCACGGCCGGGACCAAGCACCTCAAATACCTGACGGGACTTTACCCGGACAACCCTGAACTCGTGGCCGCAGCCTACAACGCTGGCGAGGGCGCCGTCGGGCAGTATGGCGGGATCCCTCCCTACCCCGAGACCCAGGCCTACGTCAAGAAAGTCACCGGGAAGGGCAACGGGAATGGCCGGAAGGGCGTCACGGTCGACGACATCGACGCCGTGATGTCCATGCCACTGCCGCAGCCTGCCCCGCCGCCGATCAGTCTGGAGGGCCCGGGGGGCGATCTCCCGCCGAGCCTGGAGAATCGCGCCAACGAGGCGATCGTTACTAGAGCGATGCCGGGGAGAACGCCTGCGCCGGTCGTGGTGCCTGCGCCGATGGTGACGCCGGTTGTTCCAACTTCGGATACTCTTAACCTCCCAACGATGCCTCCACCACCAATCCAACGCACACTCCCTGACATCTCTGGGCGTATGCCAATGACGAGAGAGCAAAGCGTAAGAAGACTGCTCTCCAAATTCGAGACAACTCCGCCAGGACCAACTGAGGTTACAACCCTTCCTACCCTTGGACCGGAAGGCACAGAATATGAGGCCGGAGGACAGCGACTCGAACAGCTCCAGGCAGAAGGAGCACCGCTCCAAAGATTCGCAGCGGGTGCAGTCCTCGGAGCCAAAGCTCCGGTCACTCAGGCGTTCGCCCCCGCATCGCAGGGCGGGACCAAGGAAATCGGAACCCGTCTCGGAGAATTGGCTGCCCTCCCGTTCTCCGTCCCATTCACAGCGTTGACCAATGCGCTTATCCAATCCGGGGCGATCAGTGCTAACACGGCCGAAGAGTTGGGAAAGATTGCCATTGCGACAGCCCCGCTAATGGCAGGGCCGGAAGCTGGCGCGATCCGGATGGCCCGGAAATTCAGAGAGACGATTGAGAAGAACGCTCCTCAGCCAACGGTCCCTCCGGCGTGGCAAACACCAGAAGCTCAACAGCTACTTTCGCTCCTCGATAAACTGAAATCCAACGCCGAGCGCGCCGCGACGCCAGCGGAACGGGAGGCGGCGAGGGTAGGGTATGAGCGAACACTCGCCAGTTTCGGGATAAGCGAGGCAGACCTTCCACAGGAGGTTAGGCTTGGCGGGGGAATTCCTCCATCTCTCCAGGCTATTCCTGAGAAGGCTGGAGCCGCCCCTACCAGAGCCCCCACAGCGCCCCAGGTTCAACCCGAGGCTCCACCGGCCACCACCCTAGCCACGCCCCCGGTAGAGGCCAAACCTACCTCCCCTGCCACCGTCCCGGAGCGACCCGAGACCATTGTCGCGCAGACCGAGGCGCTTGCGGAAGGGAAGAAGCCCGCCGTCCTGGTCCCGCCGACGATGCAGACGGTCCAGACCTCGCAAGGGACCGTGGTCTACGATCCCGCGCAGGTCAAGGAGACGCCGGAGCAGATCCAGGACGCAGTGGAGAGTGGGAAGGCGGGAGAGATCCTCGGGTATGGCGTGAAGGAGAAGCCAAAGCCAGGAGAACCGGCCACCCTGGTCGAGACGCGGGGGCCTGCCGGCCAGGAGATCCAGACCGTCGTCAGCCCGACCCCGGTCCCGCCGGCCGTCACGGCAGCGGCGGAGAAGGTGAAACCGGAAGGGGGGACGGTACAGGTTACGCCGCCCGCGGGAGCGGAGGCGAGGGCGCAGGAGGTTGTTGCGGAGCGTCAGGCCCCAGCCCCCGTCACCGTCGATGACATCGACCGGGTCTTGGTCCCTCGTGGCGAACAGGCCCCGCTGATCCCGCCGACTGCGGAAGAGGGAAATCTCCTCGCTACGCAGATCCGCGAGACGACCCCGAAGATCGAATACAACCTCAAGAGCGGTTTCAACATCGACGAGGAGGACACCGACACCACCGACCTCGTCGCCCGGGCTCAGGATCTTCTTTCCAGCGCCGAGCAGTATCAGCGCGAGATGGGGCCAGCGGATCAGGCGGTCAAGGAGGACATTTCCGCCGAGGCCGATCTGCTGCGGGATACGTTGGCGAAGTGGCAAGGCGAGACCGAACTGCATCCGCAGGGCGTGGGACGGCCGAGGCCGGAACCGGTGAAGCCGCCGAGGACCTTGCGAGGAAGGAAGCCGAAACCCTCCCCGATCCAGCCCGGCGGAGAACAATTCGAGCGCCTGCGATCTGACCTGGAAGCATCCACTGGTCAGCAGTATTCCGACGAGGCCGTCTTGGCGCACGTCGAGTCGGCAGGGGGATGGGGAAAGCCGGGGACGACCCCGAAGCCCTCCCCCATGGAGAACGCCCCTCCTGGCGGATTCACTGAAGCCGACAAGGTCCCCGCGATCACGAACGCGACGACCTATATCCGGTCGATTACGAGCCTGCCCCTCCGAGAGTACGCAACGGAATGGCTCTCCTACGTCACCGGCAATCGGCCTGATCCGCCGCCGATGAATCGGCTGTCAGTAGGGGCACTGAAGGGGATTGTGGACCGGTTGGCGGGGATGGGATTCAAGGAGAAGGCGGAAGCCGCACCAGCCCCGGCCCCAGAGCCCGACCGCCCAGGCCTGACGAAATTCGGCACGAATCCAAATGGGTCAACGGTCTACGTGGACGCGAACGGGGCGCGGGTCATCTTCGAGCGTGGGATGCGACTGACGCAGCCGGTTCGCCTCATTCCTGGCCGCCAGGGATTCGGCAAAGGCATTCTCGGCCCGGAGCTGCTTTACAAGGACGGGCGGACGGAGTTTCTGACGCAGGAGGAAATCGCGCAATTTGGGACGAAGGAAGAATCCCCCTCCCCCCGCCCCCTGCCAGGACGGGCAGCGGAGAAACCGGCGGAGGAAATCGGAACCGAGACCGATGAGATCATCGACAGGTTCACAGAGGAACACAAGGGAATCTTTAGCGAATGGCCGAAATCTGAACCGCCCCTAAGATACGGGCTTGGTGTTAATCCGAATACCCGAGAGATTTTTTACGATAGGGAGTCTCTGAAATCACTATCTGACGAAATCACCACGAAGGGCGGGGATGGTCCGAAATGGGTAGAGAGTGCATTGGAAGAGGAGATCATCCACAGGCGAGACGCCAATGTCACCCCAGGAGATTATTGGAAGGCACAAGAGAAACTCTGGGAGGAGGTCCCGAAGAACGTCCAAGAAGCGATTACATCCCTCCATGGGAGAGAACCACGTCGGGCAATGGCCGAGTTGACCCGAATCCTCTTCCAGTTTCGGGAAGGTAGTCGACCGACGGAATTCTATCGTGGGGACCGAGAAGATTCCGAGGCCCTAAAAACGATTGAGGAGTGGGATGCACCGAAAGTTATACAGGATCACTTAGATTTGATCGCCAAATCCCCCTTGACAACGGAGGGGCCATCTCCCTACGAGCACGCCGACCGCCTGAAGAAACTCGTCGCGTCGTTCGAGACGGACCTCGCCAATCGCAACTTCGCCAGGGACGGAAGGGAACTCCGCGCCCGGGCCGCCGCCACACTCGGCGAGGACACCGCACGCCTCGGCCAAGACCCAGCCGCCGTGGACGACATTTTCGATGCGGTCGAGGTGGCGCTGAATAAGAAGGCGAAGAATGCCCTCGATTCTCTGCCACGGGAGTCCTCCCTCGGTGTGAGGATCGGCGAGGCAGAGCGTATTGAGAGCCTGATCCCGAATCGACTCCGCACCATCGAAGTCAGCCAACGCCAGCAATTCTCAACGCCACTCCCGATCAGCGTGGCCGCCGCCTATGCCCTCGACCTGCAACCCGGCGACATCGTGACAGAACCCACGGCGGGAACCGGAAACCTCCTCGCGCCGTTGCCTCCTGGCACGCCGATCAAGGCCAACGAGATTGACCCCCGGCGCGCGGAAGCCCTCCGATTGCAAGGGTACGACGTGACTCAGGAGGACGCCCTGCGCGTGGGCAGTACCGGGACTGTCGTCACGATGAATCCTCCATGGGGCAAATACACCACGGGCAAGTACGGGAAGCCGATCCCGCAGACCTGGGGAACGCCGGTCGACTGGTCCGAGCGATTCACCACCAAGGAAATGCGGGAATTGCCTGCGAATGGACGAATCGTCTCCGTCATGCCGACGACCATTCTTAAAGACGCGCCGTTTTTGAAGTTCCTGCAAGGCGGAGTCGAGCGCGGCTTTGAAAAGACCCCCGGGGAAGGGTTCACATTACGAGCCCTTGTCAAATCGCCTCCTGGGGCCTATATTACTAGGGGGACGGATGTAGAATCGGTCATCCTCGTGGTGGATAAAGGGGGGATTCCCGATGCGCCTGAACCGATCCGCGCGACGCCAGCTTCGTGGGAGGAGTACGCCGCCGCACTCGAGCCGCTCAGCGGTGGAGGAACGCACTCCCGTGTCGGCGGAGCCGTCCCGCACGAACGCCCCGCGGCCGTCCCTGCCGTCCGACCGGCCCCCGGACGCCCCGCCCATCCGAGACCAGAAGCCCCTGCCCCACGGCCCAGCACACTCGGCCCTGTCGCTCCTGGCGAACCCGGACGGCAGCCTGAAACCGGAGGCGCAGGAACTGGCGGTGAACGGACTCCTGGACTTCGACCAGGAGAGCCTGGTGCCGGTGTGGTGGCCCCGGGAACATCCGGAGGACCATCACATCCTGTCGGAGCGGGAACGGTACGACACCCTGAAGCACGAGTTGGGGAACCTGCTCTCACTCGGACGGGGGAAGACCTCCGGTACAGCTACGCAGACCAGTCCGAGTTTGACGCCGCACGACGTAGTGGAATCTTTACGCCTGCTCCACTCCGCTCTAGCCCTGGAAACTCCCCCCACCCTCGACTGATCGTCAAGACGCGGTCCCTCGCTGGGGCCCGACTGCCAGAACTCACGTACAACCCCAAAGGGAAACTCCTGCCGGCCGCCGCCGCCCGCAAATCCATCTCTGACCAGCAATGGGACTACGGCATCGTCCCGGCACTCCAGGCGAATGAACAGGGACACGGTTTCCTGAGCGCCGCGGACGTGGGCGTCGGGAAGACCCGTATCGCAGCGGGCGTCATGGGGGAATGGCTGGAGACCGGCCAGGCGAACCGGATTCTCTACGTGACCGCAGGTCGAGTCAATATCGAGGACGTGAAGCAGCAGTTGAACGATTATGTCGGCGGACCCTGGCCGTATGAAATCATCGACGTGAGTCGGTACGCCGATTCCAAGGCGAAGCCCGGGCGCGAGATCCAACCCCTTCCGGTCGTCGATAAGTCCGTATACATCATCGACCGCTACAACCTCTCCGCCTTCACTGACGCCATCCAGCGACTTGGCCCTGATGCGGTCGTCGGGGATGAGGCCCATCTCTACAAGAACATCGACGATTCCAGCGTGGGGAAGAACTGGCTCGCTATCCAACGGCAGATCCTCGACCGCAAGGGGAAATTCCTCTACCTGACTGCCACGCCTGCCGTGGACTTCGACGACCTCGAGGCCCTGATCGGCCTGCGGGAGTGGGCGCCGGGTGGGTTTGCTGACTACAAGGCGCGCGTCACCGGGCAGGCCGTCGAGAGCGCCACGAGCCCGGCGCAACTGGCCGAAGAATTCAAACGACTCCAGACCCGCTTTGAAGAGGTAGCGAAGAAGGCGGGATGGGGAGAAGACGCGATCTGGGAATTCAGCCGGCGCGGGTTCTCTGACCCCGGAGCCCCCTACATCAGTCGAGAGACTCAGGTCGACCGCTACGAGCAGGCGATTAGCGCTCTGACCGGCAAGATCGAGGAACTAGGCGGGACGGTGACGCCAGAGGTTCCGTCGATGGGCTCCGACTCCGGAGAGATTGGCGTCACCGCACAGCAGCCAGGTCGGGGAGGTCGCCGCGCCCGCCGGGACGTGTTCACCAGTTTCATCACGCCAGCCGAGCAAGAGCAGATTATGCGCGAACTGGCGATGAAAGGGAAATACGACTCGGTCGACCTCTGGCGATCCGGTGTTGAATTCGACGTCCAGACGAACCTCCTCAACCCAGAGCAGATCCAGGAATACGAGCAGGTTTCCAACCTCATCCGTGACATTTCACAGGCCTGGTCGAAATTCGCCCCCTTCGACAAGACCATCCGAGGCTTCGGCCCGCGGTCGTTCTTCCAGATGGAAGCCAAGCGCCGGATGTTCGACTACCGGCTCGATCACGCCATCGCAGAGGCGAAGGCGTCCCTGGCGCGCGGCGAGCAGCCGGTGATTTCGGTTATCAATACGAAGGAGGGAAAACTCCAGGAGGGGCCGATCCCGGCCGCGATCAACCAGATCAACGACCGCCTGCGAGAGGTGGATTCGGACACCGGCGAGATCGTCGTTGACGAGGAAATCCCCGAAGCCTTGGTGGCCCGTGCCGAGCTCCTGGAGAAATGGGAGCAGATCCGGACGGTGCCGAGCCCGGTCGAGAAGGTACTGGATGCGTTCGGCCGAGAGAACGTGGCGCTTGTCACCGGAGACGTACTGGCAAAAAACCGCGAGCGGATGATCCGCGAATTCCAGGAGGGAAAGCGCAAGGTCGCCTTCATCTCTGGCGCAGGCAAGACCGGAATCAGCCTGCACCACGTCACCCGCACCCCGGGGGGCGCCGAGGGGAGGCGCAACTTCATCGAGACCGACTACGAGTGGAGCGCGACGACGTTCAAGCAGGAGATGGGGCGCGTCGACCGATCGGGTCAACTCTCCGGGCCGAAGATCACGGCCCTCTCGACCGGGCTCTCCGGTGAGCGGAAATTCCTCGCCACGATCGCCAACCGCATGCGGAACCTGGGGGCGCTCTCCAAAGGATCGGCCGAATCTGCCAGCAACGACAAGCTGGCAGACTTCGAACTTGGGGGATCGCTGGACACCTACGCCATGCGCGTGGCCTACCGTGATTTACCTGTCGAGATTCAAGAACAGTTCCTCTCGTCAAAGTTCCGCGACCCGAATCATCCGGAAATGAACACGCGCAGTATCCCGCAGGCCGCGGAGTTGCGGGACTTCCTGCTCGACCTCCAGTTTATGCACCCCGACGCAGCCAACCAAGCGTTTGACACTTTCTGGGCCAACCGTGAGCAGGCCATCGCCGCCCAGGAGGAAGATGAGCGGGAGACCTCGGCAGCGCAACGGACAAAGACTTACCGCGGGAACGTCCTTCGGACAACCGATCTGCGGTCGGACCTCACGTTGTTCGAGGTGAAGGACGATCACGGGCAGCAGTTCGGGATTCTCCAGGGCATTATCACGCCCCACATGACGCAGATCGCGCCATACCTTCCGCAATCGTCGAATCCGAACATAACGGCTCCTGTCCGCCGCTACGTGACGTTCCAATCGCCCAATGAGCAAATCTCCGGCCTGGAGATCCGCCACGGCGCCATCTCCCCGATCGCCCAGCGGTTCGGGAAGACGATCACCAAGAATCTCGACACGCCCGAGGCCGTCCTTGAAGCCCTCAACGCCGGAGACCGTATTCCCTTGGAAGGGAAGGGCGGCTATGTCCTCCGCAAGCGTCGCGACGGACTCATCACGGTCGACGGCGCGCGGATGGCGGACCGGGACCAGCTCACCCCGGCTGGCGCGTCCTACTCCCCCGCTGGCAACTTCTTCCACGTCAAACCCGAGAACATGGGGCGGTTCCTGCAACGATTCCCCGCGAAGCAGCAGACGGTCGAGCGCGGGACCGCCGCAGCCCCGGAAATCGAGGGCATGCCACAGGGCCAGCCCGACCCGTCCCAGCCGAATTTCCGCTCGCCCTCCCCAGCCGACGAGGCAGACATCGTCAAGCGGACAGACATCATCCGTGGCCTCGAGGAGTCGACTCGGGTGGTTCGGCAGGGAACGCCGCGGCGAAGTCTCCGAGGAGCCTTCATCCGACGTCCGGAGGTCTTCCGCCTCCAGAACATGACGGACGTGGAGGCCCTGGCCCACGAGATCGGGCATTTGATTCAGAAGAAGCTCCTCGACCCCGTCATTCCGAGGCTGTCTATACCGACCGAGGCGCAAGCGAAGCTAGAAGGGATGGGACGCGACCTCTACCGCGGGCGCGGAAAGCCTGCGTCCGGGTATCTGGCCGAGGGGCTGGCGGAATTCTCCAGACTGTACGTTGAGAATCCCGACCTCCTGGAGCAGAAGGTTCCTGGTTTCCTAGAGCCGTTCGAGGCTGCCATGCGGCGGTATGAGCCAGACGTCCTCGACGCGATGGGGGCGGCGCGCAATCGGCTCCAGATGTGGCGTGAGCAACCCGCTCTTGCCAAGGTGCTCTCAAGGATTGCCCCCTCTGGGGCCGAGGCTCCGCGGATCTCCCTGAAAGATCGTTGGCGGAAACTCGTAGCGAATTGGGAAGACCGGGACATCATCGCCCGGGACATCGAGCAGGCCATGGTCGAGGGACGCGAGCTGTCGCCCGATCAGTCGGCCTACATCGCAGCTCGGATGTTCCGCCACGTCGACGCGGTAGTAGATACCGTCCTACAGGACGGGCCGCTCGTCTACGGAACCGATGCCGAGCGGACCGGGCCCGGGCTCTTGGAGATCCTGAAGCCCGTCCACCAAGACCTTGCCGCCTTCGACGGCTATCTGGCCGCACGTCGCCTCGACGACGTCTTCAAGCACGCCGATAAGGCCGCGCGGGTCCTCCAGGGAATCATCGACGACATCATGGCGAAGCGCCAGGCTGGGGAGGAAGTCCCCGCAGATGAAGCCGCGTCCGCCATGGCCGCCCTTGAGCAAATGCAAAAGACCAAGGAGATTGCGGACCGGGAAAGCAAATCCGGCGTGACGGCCGCGGTGGTGCGTGAGGCGATCCGGGAAGCCGAAGCAAAGTATCCAACGTTCGCCGACGCCGCAGAGCGACTCTACGATTTCCAAGATGCGATCCAGCAGTATCGACGAGACGCCGGGCTGATGAGCGCCGAAACGTATGAGGCCATCACGGGAGCGTGGCCGCACTTCGCGCCGATCGAGAAGGTTAAGGACGTGACTGGCTTCCCCTATTTGCGCGGGCGTGGTCGACAGCTCACGGCGCCCCCGCAACGACTGAAGCGGTATCGCGGATCACCAGAGGACATCCTCTCTCCGTTGGAAGTGATCTATCGGAGGACGGGTGAGGCCATTCGAGACGTGTGGCGCAATGAGATCGTCAGGCGGCTCTATGCCATCGAGCAGCAATCCGAGGGCAAGGGGATGCTCTTTGAGCAGGTTAAGGAATCCGGCCCGAACACCGTCGCCACCTGGATCGACGGCAAGCGGATGTACCTCCGCGTCCACCCCGACGTGTACGAGTACCTGAACGCCCTCGGCGAATTGCCCAAGGACTTCCTGGCCGCGATGTTCAAGCCGTTCACGGCGCTGCTCCGGTACGGCGTGACGACCAACCCGAAGTGGATCGTCAATAACCTCTTCCGCGACCAGTGGGATGCCTTCGTTCAGTCGGTCGGAGGCTACCGTCCCACGGATACGGCCTGGGCGATCAGGGAGGTCATGCGGCGCGGACCGGAGTATAAGCGCTACCTGGCCTCCGGCGGAGCGCAGGGCGGACTCTACGCCACGATGAACGAGGACGCCGTTCGCATGGCGATGGCCGAGTTGATGAAGCATCCCACCGTCGCCAAGCGCATTCTGTTCGCGGCCCGACATCCGCTGGCGACCGTGAACTACATCGCCCACGTCGGAGAGGAAGCGACCCGCCTTGGACAGTTCGAGCGGGCCCGGGAATCGGCACTCTCCGAAGGGATGAGCCCGCGGGGCGCGATGGAGCAGGCCGGGATCATGGGCGGCGCCGAGGCCACGCTCGACTTCCGCAAGCAGGGACGGATCGCCAGTGTGGTGAATCAGGCCGTCCCGTTCTTCGCCCCGGGTGTGAATGCTGTCGGGAAGTTCTTCCGGACCTGGAAAGACCGGCCAATCAAGACCTTGCTCCGCGGTATGGTTATTACGGCGATCTCTACCGCCCTCTGGTACATGACGAAGGACGACCCGCGCATCCGCGACCTGCCAGATTGGGAACGGGTGTACTTCTGGAATATCCCGATCAACGGAACCATCGACACGGCGACCTGGGAGAAGATGTCGCCCAAGGAGCGCGCCGACTACGAGCGGACCCACTATATCGTGCCTCTCCCGAAGCCGTTCGTTTGGGGTCAGGTGTTTGGGACGCTGGCCGAGATCCTGCTCGATAAGATGGCCAGCAAGCACCCCGAGGCCCTGAACCGGATCGGGAAGTCGATCGCGCAGGGGTTCAGCATCCCCTTCCGCGTCTCGGGGATCGTGCCGCTGTGGGAGAACGCCGCGAACTATGACAGCTTCCGCGACCGGACGATTGTCCCCGACTTCCTGGAGAAGCTCGCGCCGGAGGAGCAGTACACGGCCTACACGCCGGAAACGTATAAGAAGACCTCCAGGATGCTTCGCGGCGTGCGAGATGTCCCGCTCCTCGGCCAGCTCGCCTCGCCGTTGAAGACACAACACCTCGTCGAAGGCATGACAGGAGGACTCGGCCGGGAACTGGTGAAGCTCTCGGACGTTGCCCTTGAAGCCCTCGGCGGATCCGTGAGTCCAAAGACGGCCAAGGGGGCGGCTGACCTGCCCATCGTCGGCGGCTTCGTCGCTCGCACGCCCTCCGGCCAGTCGCAGGCGATCAATGACTTCTACGATGCGCTGACCAAGTCGAGGGAAGTCATGGGAACCGCGAAGAAGATGAGCAAGGAAGCGGGACGCGCGGGCGAGGTGCCAGCCTACATCCAAGAGAACCGACCGGAGGCGCAGCGGGCCAAGTCGCTCGAGAACGCGGCCCGGGAGATGAGCAAACTGGGCCAGCAGCAGAACAGTATCCGGAATGCGCCGAACCTCACGCCCGAGGAGCGCCAGCAGAAGATCGACACGGTCCAAGAGGCGAAGATCAAATTGGCGACCGATGTCTTGCGGTTTATCGGGGAACGGGAGACGCCCCCGCGGCAGATGCGGGGTCGGAAGTGATTACTCCCACTCGGAGATGTCGACGGTATCGAATGTGCGATCCGGTTCCATGGGCCACGCCCACCAGGCAAGGAGGGCCGCGATGAGGAGCACCCAGACCGCTGTGCGGATCCGGACCGTGCGGGCCGGGCGGACCGCAGTCTCCGGAGGCACCCAGACAAAGGGGAACGGCGGGGGTCGGCGGGGAGAAGGGAGGCGTGCCATGACTGCTATTCTACCTCGTTCTGAGCGAAAAGCAACCATCCTCGATCCGTTGCAGGTTGTGGAGATGGAGGCGGCCCTGGTGCCATTCTGCCCGGTGGAGAGTTACTGTCCGCAGGACTGCCTCCCGTTCTGCACAATCTGCTCCGATCTGCTCCTAATCCAACAACCGAACCAGAGGAGATTCCCCAATGAAAAAGCCAATCATGTTCGGCCGACGCATTGAATTCGACGAGCGCAGTCGGGCCTACCCGATCCGCACGCTGATTCCCAAGGGCACGGTCCCACGGTCCTATACCTGGGCCTGCGGCGTGCGGCTCGACCAAGGCGCCACCCCGCGGTGTGTCGGCTACTCCATCGCTCAGGAGGGAAGTGCGCGTCCGGTGAAGGTGCCCAACGTCACGCCCTCCACGGCGGACAAGATTTACCGGCGCGCCCAGGACCTCGACCAGTGGCCGGGCCACAACTACGACGGGACGAGTGTTTTGGCGGGCATCAAGGCGGCAGCGGAGCTGGGGTGGTATCCGGAATTTCGGTGGGCCTTCTCGGAACGTGATTTGTGTCTCGCTGTGGGCTGGCACGGGCCCGCCGTCCTCGGCATCAACTGGTATCAGGACATGATGACGCCCGACCTGAACGGGATCGTGAATCCGACGGGCGCCGTGGCCGGCGGCCATGCGATCCTCTGCAACGGATTCAACGTCAAGAGCGGATTCTATCGCCTGGCGAACTCGTGGGGGCCATCGTGGGGGAAGGCGGGGGATTGCTTTGTTAGCCGGAAAGACATGGCATACCTGCTTGCGCACCAGGGCGAGGCATGCATTCCCATTCGACGCGGCGGCGCGTAAAGGAGCAGACCATGTATCAGAAGATTGTCGGCAGTGAGCCAGTCACAACGGGGTTTGGGTTCCTCGTTGGGTGCATCCTCTACTTGGGGCAGACAGGCGCGAAGCTTCCAACGAATCGCCAGGAGTGGTGGACACTGCTCATCGCGGCGGCGTGTTTCGCCATCGGTCGGATGGGAGGCTACAGCAAAGCCGCAAAACCGCTGGCGATCATGGTCTTCACCCTTGGGGTTATCGGTTTGACGGGATGCGGGATGATGCAGCTCCCGACCGCGCCGGCCATGTCCGCCGCGCAATACATCGAAGTGATGAAATTGCAAAACGCGGCCGGCTGCTCAGTCGCCACGTTCCGCGGCACGGCGACACCTTACGCTGACGTGGCCGCAAAGGCCGCGATTATCGCCGTCTACGGAGCGACTCCCCCGGATCTGGCGACGTGTATCGGGACGCTGCCACAGACATTGACGGCTCCGAAGGCAGGAGTGACGGTTTCACCAGACTCACCAGTCGATCGACTGATCAAAATGATCGAGGAGATGCGCTGATGATCGCCGCGTTCGTGTTCTCAATCATCTTTCTCGGGGCCTCCGCTCCGATCGAATCCAAGGAATCCTTCTCGACCTGGAACGACTGCGAGCAGGCCCGGATCATGGCGGAGCGGGAGTTGCTGCCGATGGCGACGACGGGCGGCTGCCGGATCCGATGATCGTCTTCCTCGGCTGGTGTCTCGTGGCCGTGATTGTGTGTGTCTTCTCGGTCCTCACGATCGGCAGTCCGAAACTCTAAGCGGACTGCCGAAAGAGTGTGAGACGGAGTACCCCCTCCTGCATTTGGTGTGCCGTCTATTTTCAATGTAATACCAGAAAGGGCTTGACGTAACTTGCCCTGTGTAATACCTTTCTCAGTATGAAAACGCAACAGCAATTCGCGCAGGAAATCCGGAAGGCGATCAAAGCCCGCAACATTACCCTCTCTCGGTTTGCGCTTGACCTCGGCGAGAATCCCGTCCATTTGTTCCAGTTGCTTTCAGGCGACCGGAAATATCTCAAACTCCAAGAACGTATCGCACGCACCCTGAATCTAAGTCTTCCGGGAACGAATTAACGGAGGTGGCGTGATGGACAAGGACCTTATCTTCTCCGCCCTAAAAGACGGGGCATTTTACGCCAGGGCCTACAGGGGAATGTGCCGGAAGTATGCGACTGTCCCGGACGGACTCGCCGGGTCAATCGACCTTATCGACGCCGCCATTGAGTCCATTGAGAACCCCGAACCCGAAGTGCAGGAGCCCGAGATCGACGACTCCGTGCATTGCTGCCCAGACTGTGAGCGCCCGAATCAGTTTGGAGAGGTTTGCGATTCCTGCCGGGTTGATCGAGGTTTAGAGGAACTTGCCCGCGAAGACTCAGTTGATCGGGCCGAGCGGTTCTATCACGTTCAATAGAGGTTGAGATGCAGGTCCTCCTATGGCACGGCAGCGAAGTGGAAGAGCGCACGATCCCAGACGGCTACGAGCGCCGGGACTATGAGGAGTTGTGCAAGACGGTCGGCGCGTTTGCGTGGACGGAATCTGCGGAAGGGGGATTCCCATGTGTGCCAACTGGTTTGCCTGGATGCTGCTCGGCATGGCGGTAGGGTTCACCCTGGGACTGGGGTTCCTGTCTGCGCTGGCGAGTGGGAGGGAGTGATGATCCGATCCTATCATTTTTGCGGAGCCACGCTCCGCAACGGTAAACCCATCCCCCTGGATGGTGAATGGCTGGAGTACGACGGGGAACTCCCCATCATCATGTGCGAGAGAGGACTGCACGCATCCGTCCATCCCTTCGACGCTCTACGATATGCGCCTGGGAATACTCTCTGCCTCGTTGACCTGGATGGACCTGTCAAGAGTATTGACGATAAGAGCATCGGCACTCGACGGCGCATTGTACAACGGGCAGATGCAACGGAGATGCTGCAAGTGTTCGCGCGATGGTGCGCTCTCCGCGTCATTCATTTGTGGGATTGCCCAGCAGTAGTCAAGCAGTATTTGGAGACGGGAAATCCTAGTCTCCAGGCCGCCGCATGTGACGCCGCAGGCGACGCCGCAAGAGTCGCCTCAAGGGCCGCAAGGGCCGCCGCATTGGAAGGAGGGGGCGCCGCAAGGGCCGCAAGGGCCGCCGAACGGGCCGCATGGTCCGCATGGGACGCCGCAATGGCCGCCGCAGGCTCCGCAAGGGACGCAAGGGACGCCGCAAGGGCCGCTGAACGGGCCGCAGGTGACGCAGGGGCCGCGGAAGTGGAAGCGCAACGAAAACACTTGGTCGAGATGGTGGATTCCTTATTTTTTCAGGGGAGGCCGTGATGCGCGATAACCCCCGCCCCCGCATGGCCACCGATGGAGTCTTCTCTCCCGCCGAATCCGACCGACTCCACCTCTTCGTCAATTCCCGGTCCTTCCCGGTCTGGAGAAACGGCTCAACGTACAAACGCATGATGACCGATCCGGAGTTTCTGCAGCACGTTCATAAGGCGAATGGGTGCGCGTGGATCAAGGGAGATGGGACGGTACTGGTGGAGGTGCAAGGGCACGATCCAAAGGAGCGGTTACATGGCTGAGATTTTTAGATTTGCCTGGTTCCTGTCGATGTTGTGGGCGATTCTGGTGGCCGCGGTGGTGTGGGGTGGGTAGTCAGCTCGGGATGTTCGCTCCGGGATCCGGAGGACGAGAGGCGTCCACCGTCCAGGCGCGCTTGTTGGCGAGGACGGATGATCCCGCGACCTCGAAGCGGGCTGCGAAGAAGATCGTACACCGGGGGGACGATAGCTCGCTCGGAGAGTTTCTCAACGTCCTTCTCCAGTCGGGTGAATTGACCTGCAAGGAAGCGGCTCAACGGGTTCACCTGATCGCGGGATACTCTGCGGACTACTGGAACTCGGAATTTAACAAGCGCGTGAAGTCCTGGGCTGTCGCCGGCCATATCGAATTAACCGGAGACGAACGCGGCGGGGGGCGGGTCTGGAGGGTGCGATGATGGGGAATTATCATCAAGAAAGAACCTCCCAAGGTCTTCGTAATATGTGGAAGAACCGCAGGCGAGTCTGTCAATGCGGTCGAACATTTCTCAGACCATCCCCTCAGACTCGGAAGTGTCTTTCCCTCTGTCCGAAATGCGAGAAGAAAAGGAATTTAAAGGAGGCATCGTGAAAATCGAGAACATCACAGTGCTGACTCTCGACGAGCGCGACGTGCGCCTGAGCGCCACGAATGGAGGACTTAGCGCAGACCTGCCGCCCAAGACGACGAAGGTTATTATCCGCGTCAACGCAAAGTTGGAAGAGGAGGAGGGTCGACCATGACGACTGCATTGGCAATCCCCGATCAGTGGAAACATGACGTGCAGCAATTCGAGTCGCGGAAGTTCAACGTCCTGGCGCCGCGGGAGCTTGGGACAATCCCGCCCTACCACACGCCGCAGCTATCGGTCGTCAACATCAATCCCAACCCGGATGCCGGCGACTGCTACAAGCTGCCGGGCGGGAAGTTCGGGTTGAGCAAAGTGGCCCTCGACCGGATCAGCCAAGCGGCGAGCATTACCTGGCTTCCGGAACTCTGCGGCCGGGTGGACGACGGCCGAGATCCGAACATCGTCCGCTACAAGGCGGTCGGCCGGATCAAGGACTTGTCCGGAGCCTGGAGGACGATCATTGGAGAAAAAGAGGTCGACCTCGTCGCCATCGAGGATGAACTGCGCGACACCCTGCCGAAGCGAGACAAGTGCCCGCAGCAGGAACCGGCCCGTTCCAAGTGGATCGAAGACACCGTCACGAAAGAGATGATTCAATTCCGCAAGCATAAGCTGGCCCGCGCGCAGTCTGGGGCGATGAACCGGGCCATCCGGTCAGCCCTGGCGCTCCGGAGCCAGTACAGTGCCGAGGAGATCGCCCGGCCCTTTGTCCTTCCCCGCGTGCAGTTCACGCCGGACTACTCGGATCCAGAGGTAAAGAAATTCATGTTGTGCGAGGCGACGGGCCACCTGTCGGAGCTGTACGGCGCCCCGGCGGTCAGCGCGACGCTTCCCCCCGCCCTCCCGCCGGCCCCCGAAGAGGACGTTGTTGACGCCCAGGCCGGGCCGACGAATGGAGACAGCGCCCCCGCGGCGGATCCCTCGCCGAACCCCGACCCTGAGCCCGACGACGAGGAGATGCGCTTCCAGAGCGCCTACGAAGCCGAGGCCGCAGCCGGGACTCCGGAGGCCAAGGCAGAGGCATTGAGGATCCAGCTCGAAGTGCTCGGGCGCCTCATGGTCCGCAAGCAGTACGATCCACGGAATCTAAAGAAGGCCCAGACACAGTTCTCCCGGGAGGAACGCAAGGGCTTCGCCACGCACCTCATGAAGATGCCGGATCGGGAACCCGAGCAGGCCGGGCTGCCGTGGGATAAGTAGGGAACGACTCAACCAGAACGAAGGGAGGTGATTGCATGGAAGCACGGCAAGTTACACTCAGCACCCTGGCCGATGGCGCGGCCGATGAACTCTTTATCGACGCCCTCGCCAAGGTGCTGGACAACGTCCAGGACCCGAACACCGACGCCAAGGCGAAACGGGAGATCATCCTCAAGTTTGCCGTCAACGCAGACGAGGAGCGGCGCGTCGGCAAGATCGAAGTCACCTGTGCCACGAAGCTGGCCGGCGTCCGCGGATTGGCCGTAGGCGTCTACCTGGGCAAGCAGGATGGGTTGAATATCGCGGTGGAAGCCCCGAAGCAAATGGACATCTTTCCCACCGCCAACAGCCTGCTCCGGACGGCCGGAGTGGCGACGAAGGAGCAACCGTGATGGACGGGACGTTTGTATCGGAGATTGTGCTCCAGTCGGCCAAGCCCTGCATTGTCGACGTGGAGGGGAGGCGCCGCCTCCTCTGCCCAGACAAATGGAGGGATGCGACCCCAAAGCAGTCGGAAGTTGAGCCGCTGAATATCGGCACCCTGACGGGACTCGTCGATTACCTGGCCGCAGATGTGGACGCCCTCACACCTGACCATTTTTTTGTTCACATCGTTGATCATGGCACGGTGAAACTGGTGGCGCGGGTAGAGGAGGAGGACAAACAGTTTCGTCGACTCGTCTTTCTCGTGGCCAGCACGGATCTGGTCGGGGCCGCCCCGTTTCTGTTCAATGAGTACCTGGACGCGGACCGGTTCACCGTGGGACTCCAGACGGGATTCCTCCCGACGGAGCAACGGAAGGACCTACTGACGTTGGTCGCCAGCATCCGGGAGAACGACGTTCGAGAGACCGTGGACAATGGGGTGTCTCAACAGGTGAAGGTCGCGGGCGGGGTGGTCCTCGTCGGCATGACCAAGGTTCCCAATCCGGTTACGCTCCGCCCGTTTCGCACGTTCCGAGAGGTGGAGCAGCCCGCGAGCCTCTTCGCGCTTCGACTGCGGGTGGCGAGGGATGGAGAGAAGCCCCAGCTCGCGCTGTTCCAGGCGGACGGCGGCGCGTGGAAGCTGGAAGCGGTTCAGGCCATCAAGGCCTTCCTGACGGGGAAGATCCAGGTCCCGATCATCGGGTAACGCTGAAGGGCCTGCCCGGTGTGCGTAGGCCCATGCAGCCCTTGTACCCTAGCCGGGGTGGGGAACGGGCGCCGCACTCATAAGGAGGTTCATCATGCCTGAGATTCAGTTGATCCGCAACGTTGCCCCGCATTCGGTGGAGATCAACCGCAACGCCAGCGGGGGTGTGTCGATCGCCGTCAAGTGCTACGCCGAGAGCGTCGAGGGAGCGTTCGATAAGGCCGCCACGATGTACGCCGAACTGGACGCGAAATTCCCGGTCGCAGCGAAGGCGAAATAGCCATGAAAGTGCAGGACAAGAAACACGAGAACCTAACTCGGATAGTAGAGAGAAAGAGAGCATCGCTGGACCGCTGGCTGGCGAGTCATCAAGGGAAACATTTCTGTGGGTGTGGATGCGGGAACGTCATAACTATTACACGGTTTATGCGTAGGCCGACCTCGAAGATCCCACGCTTTATTCACGGGCACAATTCTCGCGGATCGGGGAACCCGAACTGGAATGGCGGTGAACATTTGATGGGCGGCTATTTGGTTCGCGTTTGTCACGGCCATCCGTTTGCAATGGCGACGAATCGCGTGAGAACACACCGACTTGTCATTAGGAACACCTCAGAAAAACTGATCCAGCATCCCCACTCCTACAGACTGTTGACGGAAAACTATTTCTCAGGCGTGACGTGCATGTTCATCATGCCAACGGAAATAAGCTCGACAATCGCATCGAGAATCTAGTCACCGTCATTGGAAACGGAAACCACGTCCGTATTCACGCGCGAAAGATGTGGGAAGACGGGACCCTAAGGCGTGCAGTCTGCAAGTTATCTGATGAGAAGGTGTCCGACATCCGTGCTCGATACGCCGAAGGTGGAATTAGTCAACGCCTACTCGCTAGAGAGTACTCAACCAGCCAGGCAGCGATCAACCGGATCATAAAACGCATATCTTATGCGTCTGTGATGTAGGGAGAAGATCATGGTAAGGATTTGCCACACAGCCGATTGGCACCTATCATCCAACGCCGCCTGCGCCGGGAAGATCGTGCGGGACGAGAACGGAGTCAACATTCGTTGGAAGGATCAGCAGCGCGTCGTCAAGGCCTTCGTGGACGGCGCCATCGCACAGGAATGCGAGGTCGCCATCATCGCGGGGGACATCTTCGACACGCCGAAGCCCGGGCCGGCGGAGATCGTCTTCGCGCAGGAGGAGATCCGGAGACTGGCGAAGGAGATGATGCTTGTCGTCCTCATCCACGGCAACCATGACATGCCGGTAAGTGGAGCCCCGTCTCCCGTGGCGATCCTCGCGGAGATCGTGAACGTCTCGTACCTGGAGAGTCCGACCGTGATTCACTGGCCTGATCTGGAGATTGCCGCCCTTCCCTTCCCGTCAAAGTCCAGCCTCCTCGCCCGGGACGAGTATCAGGGTCTCTCCCCCGAAGGAGTCAACGCCCTGGTCAGTGAGAAGCTCCGCGCCATCGTCCGCGGATTGCGCGCGCAATGCGATCCGCACCTTCCGTCCGTCCTCGTGGCGCACCTCCCGATCGTCGGCGCGAAGATGAACGAGAACATGCTCGCAGGCCAGGAGCATATCAGTTTGACGGCCGAGGACCTGGAGGGGTGGGAGTACGTGGCGTTGGGCGACTTCCATGCGGCGCAACAGGTGGGGCCGCGGGCGTACTACTCTGGGAGTCTGGACAGGCTCAACCACGGGGAAGAGGGAAATGAGCCCTCCTGGGCGTGCGTAGAGCTGGACGGTGAAACCTTCTCCAAGACCGACTTCCCGATGCCAGCGAGGAGGTTCATAACTTTAACGCCAGAGGAGATCCGCGACACTGTCGAGTCAGAAGAATACTGGCCGAACGGTCTCGACTACAACCGCGTGCCGATTCTTCGCGTCAAGGGCGAACTGAGCCAGGAAGAGCACGACGCCCTCCAGCCGACCCTGGCGAAGTGGCGGGAGATTCCCACCTTCACCGAGCAACTGGAGATCACCCGCACCACCCGGGCCCGGGCCGAGGAGATGAAAGGGGACATCACGCCGACCAGAGCACTCGCGGAGTGGCACGCGGCGAATTCGAGGACCGAGGACCTGGGGGAGCTGACGGCTCTACATGCGGAGATTGCTGGGAAATGACCAAGCTCCAGCGCCTCCCCGCCATCAGCGAGACGGAGATCGTACGCGCCGTGAAGAGTTACCTTGAGCTTCGCGGTTTCCGAGTCCAGCGTCGAAACGTCGGCGGGGCGTATAACGCGAGTCTGCAGTTCGTGCGGTTTTCCGAGCCCGGTGCCGCAGACCTCACGGGATGGCAGATCGGAACAGGAAGACATCTGGAATGCGAAGTAAAAAAGATGGGCGCCAGGACGAATCCCAAGCGGGACCAGCAGCAGAGGGAGTGGCTGAGTCGCGCGAAAGGGGATGGCGCCATCACCCTTCGGGTGTCTTCGGTACAAGAGGCAGATGAACAACTCGCGGAGTTTGGACTTCCTCGACGGCTCCTAGTGTAGAGGATCACGATGCGACGAATAGAAGACCGCGCCTGCCGTGTCCCCGGATGCAAATTGGAAATGAAAGCGAAGGGGTTATGCAACCAGCATTATTGCCGAACATTTAGGGGAGAGACGGTTCTGATCGCGTCAGCGGAAGAGGCGGAATTCGAGAAGTTTAAGGCGCGATTCTGGTCTCAGGTTAATCTCACGGAGTCCTGTTGGATTTGGACAGGAGCCGTGGACAGGAGAGGATACGGAAGGGCTCGGTGGCGCGGTCTCGGTCGGGCGCCACGTGTGGCGTATTTTCTAGAGCATGGTGAATTTGACCGAACACTGTGCGTTCTCCATAAGTGCGATACCCCAGCTTGTGTAAATCCCGCGCATCTGTTTCTTGGCACAGCAGAAGACAACAACAGAGATTGCTTCCGAAAAGGGCGTCAGGCTACTGGAGCAAAGACCGTTCCTGCAACACGCCGTAGGGGAGAACAGCACTGGAAGGCGAAGATCACGGAAATCCAGGCGGAAGAAATTCGCACCCTATACTTGTCTGGAGGAATTACTCAACGCCAACTTGCCGCTCGGTACTCTATAACTCAAGCGAACGTGTGGGCAATCGTGAACGGAAAGAACTGGAGGAAAACACCATGCGCATTGTGCGCGTCGCCGGCCATAACTTCCGCTCCTTCAGTGACTTTGACCTAGACCTCTCTGGTGTACACGGCGGGGTAATCGCCACCGGAGCAACCGGGGCCGGTAAGAGTAGTCTCGTAGACTGTGTCACCTGGACACTCTACTGGCGATCGCGCAGTCGCCGCGCGAACGGGTTTGTGAAGATTGGGCGTGATACTGCGTGGGGGCTCGTCGAGTGGCAATCCCGAGGCACTACGTACCGCGTCCGTCGCACGATCAGTATAAAGAACGCGCGACCCAAGTCTGATTTACAGTTCACTTGTTTGAATGGTGACGGAGCCTGGACCCCACTGACGGGCAAGTCAATCCAGGAAAGCGAATCCGCCATCGAGCGAACGGTTGGGCTCCCCTACGAGGTGCTTATATCAGGACCGTTTTCCTTGCAGGGGGATTCGGCGCGCTTCACTCACGCTCCCGTCTCCGACCGCATCGCCGTGCTCTCCGACCTCCTCGGCCTGTCAGTCTACCAGGAATGGCGGGAAGCCGCGGGGCGGGAGGCCCGGAGTCTTGACCAGCATGCCCAAATGCTCGAAGCCCGGGCCGTTGCCGCGGCTACGGCGCTGGAGACACAGGACGAGATCAAACAGCGAAAGATTGACGCCGTGGTACAACTGCACGATGTACGTCTGAGCCTAGAATCCCTCACGAAGGACCGCCAAGAGACCGAGCGAAAACTCGCCACCCTCGAGTCCGCCATCCCCCAGGCACGCAAAACCCTCGCGGCGTTCGCCACTGACAAAGCCACCCTCGCGTCTCGCCAGAAGTCCCGGAACGAGAAGCAGGAAAAGGCCGACCGCCTGACCCAGATCCTCTCCCGGAGCGCCGAGATCGAATCCAAAGCAGCGCAGGCCACGGAAACCACCCGCGTGCTGGCAGACACCCGGCAAGAATTGACGATCCTCGACCAGGACATATCCAAGGCAAGGGCGGAGAGGGATCGCCTCGTCACGGTCAACCTGGCGGCCCAGAAGGCAAACGCGGCCATCCTCCAGGAGGAGCAGCGGATCACGATCGAGGCGAAGGGGCTCGACCCCCTGATCGCGGGGCATCAGAAGCGCGCGGCAGTCAAGGATACGGTTCCGTGTACTCGGTTTCTCCGTTGGCCCACAGGAGAGGGAGACGAGTATGTGTCACTGTCGGCCGAATGTCCCCTCCTGAAAGACGCTCTGGAGAGTGACGCCCAGGTCGGCGCCCTCTGCAACAAACGCGACCAGTTGAAAGCCTGGAAGCGTCCACACTTGCAGCCCGAGATCCCCACCGAGGACGTGGACAGGAGACTCCGGCTTCTTGGGGTCGAAGTTGCGTCGTGTCGGCTCAAGGTTGACCAGGGTGAGCAGGCCCTCCAGGACCTCGCCAAATGGACCGCTCTCCTCCCCGAACTCTCCCACGCCGAGGCGGATCTGCCGGGAATCAGTGGTGAGATTCAGGACCATGATGTAGCAATCTCCATCCTGGTCGAAAGCCTGGCCGAGGAGCCGAAGCTCGCCGCGGCCATCCGGGAAGACGAGGCGAAGATCATAGCCCTCCAGTCTGAACTGTCCCGCCAATCCAAGAGTCTCTCAGCCAATCAGCAAGCCGAGCGCGCGGCCGTCCAGGCGATCGCCACGGCAGACGCCCAGCTCGCCGTCCTAGAGAAACTGGCGGAAGAGGGCGCGGCCGCGCAAGGGGAGGCGGCCAGGATCCGCAGCCGGCACACGCTCATGGTCGCCCTGGAGCAGTTTTACCGCCAGGCGCCCCTAATGATCCTCGAAAACGAGGCCATCCCGGCGATCGAGCACGAGGCGAATAGCCTGCTCGCCAGGATCAGTCCGAACGGAATGCGGCTCCAGCTCCGGACGCAGCGGGAGATCAGATCCCGCGACACGCTGGCCGACGGACTTGACATCATCATCACGGATCAAGTTGGCGAGCGGGAGTATGAAGCGTACAGCGGGGGACAACAGTTCCAGATTGATTTGGCGATCCGGGTAGCGCTGGCCAAGCTGCAGGCACGGAAAGCGGGGGCGTCGATAGAATCCCTAGTCATCGATGAAGGGTGGGGGACTCAATCTGTCGAGTGTTTAGATGGAATCATCGCGGCGCTGAGATCCATCCAGTCCGAGTTTAAGTTGCTCTGGGTAATCTCCCACGTCGAAGGGCTCAAAGATGTTTTTGAAAGTCGGATCGACGTGGCCGGCGGCCCCCAGGATTCGACCGCGGTGTTGGTTGGGTAGGATCGCCCGTGCGGCTGCAAGCGTCCGGATGCGGAATCCGGCCACGGGCGACAATGCGGGCGGGGCGGGGCGAGGGTGTAGTTGGTGGAAACGGGTGCTGCATGACGAGCGAGGCTTATTTGTCGAAAGGTCTCAATGCCGGTCAGCAGTTAAGGGGCTTAGCCCGTGAGTAGCCTCGCCCCGACCGCAGGAGGAGAGTATGAGTAGGGATGAATGGCGCGCATTTTGGTACGGAGTCGGTGTCTGTCTGTCTCTACAAATGCTCGCGGCACTTATTTTGCTGATGCTTGGCATTCTGAAATAGTATCGGATGTTACGCAGGAGGAACCATGGACAACGGGAAAACGATGTCGGGACATATTTGCCGCGCACGAAACGATTGCAAAGATGACCAAGGAGCGGACGCCATGACGGGAGTGTGGAATCGCGCCGGGAGACGCAGCGGGGGAAATCTCCCACTCCGAATAGGGGCGAATACCGCGCAGGGTGGGAAGATCCTCTCGATTCAATGCCATGAACGGAGGCACGGGGAGTGCTCAGGAACGTGTCGCCCGTTTTTCCCTGTCGGCTGTGAATGCCCGTGCCACAAGGGGCACACGCCATGATCCATTGCCTCGGGTGCCCTGGATGGTACACTACAGCGAGAGCAGACGGCGCAGGGGGAGCGATTCCCGTTCAGGCAGAGTGTCCTGGTCTCCCCGATCAGGCGGAGAAGATCTCCGCACTGGAAAGGAAGCTGGAGGAAACGCAACACGGGAGAGAAGCCGCAGAGCAGGAGATCGACCGGCTCATCGCTGCACGTCAACGCGACTACGACGCACAGGCAGACCTTGTTGTAGAGCGAGATCAGGCTGTCTTGTGGCGAGACGCAAGGGAGGCGGAACGGAACGCACATCTCGCGGAGATCACCCGGCTGAAATCCGAGGCCATTCATAAGGCGACCCCGTTCACGGCGGCTGCCTGCCTCAAGCTTGAGGAGATTCTCGAGGAGAAGGATAAGGAGATCGCCCGCCTGACCGCCCTCATGCCCTGCGGCGTCCATCTCCGGTGGACGAACGAAACGCCCGAGGGCGAGTGCGCGTGTTGCCTTACCTTGGCAGAACAGGAACGCATGGACGCAGCCTTGGTCGCGCTGGCGACTGAGCAAGAGAGGCTCACCACCTGATACGCAGTGAGACGGGGTGAACCATGCCGTCACGTTATCATCCGATCGAAGACGGACTTTGGGATGACGAAAAATTCGACGCCACGTCGAGTTTACCGGAAGCCTTATTTGAAGAACGGGCCTTTTTTGGATTCCTCGCAACGAATAAACGTCAGAGACCATCGGGGATCTATCGCGTGACTGACGAGCAACTCGCTGCGGGGTCGAGGCTTCCAGTGAAGCGGGTCAAGGCGTACCTGATTTCTCTCTCAGCGCGGTCCCTGATCGTCCGGGATGGGGCCTGGATTTTCCTCCCCGGATACCTCAAACGACAAAGTAAGAACGATAAACTCCTGATTGGAGTACAAATTGACATAGAATCATGCTCCTCTATTTTAATCCTGAATGCGTTTGCAGAACGTTATCAACTATATAGTAGATGGTCTGCCGACCGTCTAAAGACCGTCGGGGGAAGGCATCCTGAAAACCGTACACTCAGAACCACCTCAGAACCACCTCAACCTATCCTCACCTCAGAACCACCACCACCTCAACAGGACGGTCTTCCGACCGACCCGTCTTCGCGGTGGCCCTCACCAATATCCCTCGCAGAGAAATACAACCGGGAGACTCCAGACAACGTGCCGAGTGTCTCCACCTTGGTTGGCAAGCGACTCGAAAAAGCCAAGGCTTACCTGAAACTGTTTCCTGACGAGTCCTGGTGGACGCAGACCTTCGCGCAGTACCAGCGAAGCCGATTCCTGCTCGGGAAGGCCGATCCGTCGAACGGGCACAAACGCTTCTCTCCAGATTTCGATTGGCTGTTAAGTGTCGGGAAGGACGGAGTAGAAAACTGCGTCAAGGTGCATGACGGGAGGTATTCGGATGGCTAAGGACCGATTTGGAGAAGAGGTGGATGTGGCATCCCCTCGGAACTTACGGCATGACGTGCAATGCTGCTGGCGTACGAACGGGATCCGGTGCTGCCTCTATGGAGGCATGAGCCCTGAAATCGGGGAGAAACCCCCTCGATACTGTCACTGGCACTACGTTAGCCTAACCCATGCTGCATTCTCAAACAATGAGCGGGAGTTTCTGATCTGGTTTGAATCCTGGCAGAAGCGAGGGTATAAGGCGGAACTGTTTCAACATGATCCGAGGGATGTTTGGGACGCGATCCAAGGGAAGGGAAAGTTGCCCATACTCAGTAACGGCGCCGCTCACAACGAAAGGAGGTCGGGTCGGCACGGCGACCGGCCGGCGGGAGACTCAGGCCCTTCCGCCGGCATTCAACCTGTGACGGAAGACGAGGTGCCGTTCTAGAGTAGGTATTGATGAGGAAAACGCAGTATTTTCGGGAGGTTACGAAGATGAAGACATTTTTTATCGTGATGATTTTCCTGTTTGGATTCTTCGTCGCCGATGCCATCGCGTCTTGTACGACCACCACGATCTTCACCCCAGACGGGCGCATCGTGATTTGCCAGACTTGTTGCTTTGGTCAATCCTGTTCAACACACTGTTTCTAGGGGGTCACCATGAAATCATGGCACGCCTGGTTCACCGCAGCGCTCGCAAAGTACCCCACACCGGACGCCTACTATGCCGAGTACAAGGCCTATCACAAGCCCCTGTACGACGCCGTCGTCCGGACGTGCCCCCCTCCGGCGAGGCTCCTGGAGGTCGGGAGCGCCCTCGGATTCTCGTCGCGGTCCCTCTCGGACCTCGGGTATACCGTGACCGAACTCGAACCGGACGAGGCCATGCGGACTATGGCAGACCATGTCGGAATCTCCCGAGGCCGTCGATTCGGCATTACCCTTGGTCAGGCAACGGTCGCGGAGGACCTCGGGCCCCATGACGTCGCGTTCTCTTCCGGGGTCATCGAGCACGAAGACTTTCCGACTCGCCTCCTCATGCTCGGGCAGCTCGCGTTACTTGCGCCCGTCATCGTGGTGTGCATCCCGTCGCCGCTCTTGCTTGAGGTCAACCCGCCACTCATGGGCGAGCGGACCATCCCCCTCGACGAGCTGACGGCCGAGGTGGACGCGGCGGGTCTCGATGTCGTCGAGGCATTCGGATGGGGCACATTTCCAGACCGGGAGGGGTTTCTCTCCCTGTGCGTCGTGGGCCGGCGCGCGTCGGTTCACTCTCAAACCGACGCAGATTAGCCCCCAGGATGCCCTCCAGCGTGGCGCTATGGGGGATTCTACCGCCGCAGACGTGAAACAGGTATCCAGACAAGGGGGTCAGGATGGATGAGTACCGAGTTATGACAGGTTGTAAGTGTGATAAATGCGGGAAAGACAACTGGTTAGCGCACCGGAAGGCGCTCAGGTGTGATTGTGGACAGTGGTTGTGGGTGAAAAGAATCAGCAACGCCTCCGGAACACACTTCCCGTACCACCAAGGACCAGTCACTCCAGCAAACTTCCAAGGGTGGGACCATGAAACCCGCTAACTATTGGTCATCATTCGGCTGGGAATGGGCTCGATGGCCGCGGCTGCAACTCGACACTGTAGGGCAGTGTGAGAGCGAGGAGACGTTCAAGGCGAAGACCGGACTCACGCCGGAGGACGTCCGCGGCAAGCGCGTCCTTGACGTGGGCTGCGGCGCCGGAAGGTTCCTCGAGGTGGTCAGTCGGTGGAAAGCGAAAGTGGCTGTCGGTATTGATCCGTCAGATGCGAATGAACAGGCTTTCCACAACTTATCCACACGGAAGAATGTGCGAGTCTACAAGGCTGACCTGCACGAAGTTCACCTCGGGCAGTACAGTGGCATCGGCCTCGGACGGCGCTTCGACATCGTGTACTGCATCGGGGTGCTCCACCACACGCCCAGCTCGGAGGCAAGTTTCCAGGCCATCGCCCGGCTCGTCAAGCCCGGGGGCCTCCTCTGCGTCTGGGTCTACTCGGCAAAGATGGGCCCGTGGACACGGGTCAGCGACGTCTACCGGAAGCTGACGACGCGCCTGCCCTGGTGGCTGCTGGCTGCCATCTGCCAGATCGCCGGCCCGTGGGACTACGTGCGGAGGATCCCGGTGGTCGGGCGCTACTTGTGGGGCGTCCTGCCCTGCTCGACGCATCCGAACTGGCGATGGCGGATCCTGGACACGTTCGACTGGTACAGCCCGCGGTATCAACACCGACACACCGAGACTGAGGTGCGCGCATGGTTCATCGACGCGGGTTTCGAGGACATCAAGGCGCTGGACGTGCCGGTCAGCATGCGTGGAAGGCGGCCCCTGAGCCCGAATTCGGCTGGGTCGACCGCGTCCTCCTGACGGCGATCGGGAGTGTCGTCGTCTGGGTCGCGCTGGCAATCATGGCATGTGCCGACATCATTTGCGCTGTCGTCCTACGCCTCGGGAAGCTGCGACGGGGCGACTGGCGGGGGGCGTTTCGGATGCCGAGGTGGTTTCAATGAACATCGCCCTCGGTCTTGTTTCACGTGAAGCCGGAGGCGCCGAGTACCAGGCACTCCTCCTGGCGCGAGGGTTGATCGCTCGAGGGCATGAGGTCACGTTGTACTGTACCGACCCTGCCGAGAGCATCCCCATGCTCCAGCAGTGGGTGCCGATCCCGACGCGCATCCTCCACCCAGGCCCGCGGCTCGGCCCGGCACGTCGTCTGTGGAAGCTGGCCCAGCTCCGCGCGTGGCTGCATCGGGACCGGATCGAGGCGGCGGTTGGCATCCTGGGCTCGCCACATGCCTACCTCACGGCTGCGGTCCTCGGGACGAAGGTCAAACTCTATGGCCGGCGGTCCTTCGTCTGGTCGGAGATCCGTGGCTTCGGCGGGTATGACGACTACCTGCCTCGGTTGCAGCGATGGGTTGCTCGCTGGGGATGGCGCACCACGGCGATGGTCTGCAACACCACCCGGGCGATGGAGTCGGCGTATGAGGTCGAGGGCTGGCCCCCTGAGTCACTCCGGCTCATCCCGAACGGCTGGCCGGAATTCGCGCCGAACGGATACCAGTCAAGCACGCCCTACTATGTGGCCCGGCTCCGGCCCGAGAAGGCAGTCGACATCGCGTGCCAGCGGTTCGCCCATGGCGGCGTGCCGCTTGCCCTGTCGGCCGACGTCCCCGACTGGTCCCAAGTCGGCATCCTCGCCCACTGCTCGCGCGCCGACGCCATGAGTAACGCGGTCGGCCTGGCGATGGCGCACGGGATTCCGGTGGTAGCGTTCGACCTCCCGGGGAATGTGGAACTGCTGGAGCCTGGTCGATGCGTGCCCCGGTGGAAGTACGAGTACATGATCGGGTACGTCCAGGCCCTGCTCAGAAGCCGGGAGTTGCGGATCCGGCACGGGACGCGATGCCGCGACCGCGTCCGCACCCTGTTCAGCGCGAAGGCGATGGGAGATCAGTGGGAGGAACTACTCACGAAATCATAGGAGGCCCTCATGCCCTACGCCTGCCAGCAATGCGGAGAAACCTTTGACACCAAGCAAGGCCTCGGCGGTCATTCCCTCTGGAACCACAGTTGCGGGAAGCATGCTATCCAAGCATCGGTGATGGTGTCGAGCAGTCAAATCGCCGACCGTCCCCGTCCATGCGATACCTGTATCCTCAACGCCTCCGATGTCGAAAAAGCCATGATCACTGTGCTGATTCGTTCTGGGCTCAGCATCGACAAGGCCATGAAAACTGTTGCGGAGATCCGGCCGTTCCTCCGACCTCTCGCGCCCCCGCCCCCGTAGCATCCCGTTAGCATGCTTGAATTTTCTTGACAGTCAGGTGCGATGGTTTACTCTGCAACCGTCACATGGGTGTGTCAATGCGGAGTAGACAATGGTTTGACTATCGAGAACGGTGGTGGTTGGACTCTGTGCCACGGTTCCTGCGGTCCTGGCCCTGGATTCGTCGGTATTACTGGACCGCAGAGGAGATCAACGCTGCGTACACGGAAGTTCAGCGGCTCCGTCAGCTTTTTTCTCCTGCATGTGAGGATGCTATGAAGTGAGCGAATTGCGGGACTTCTGGCTCGACTTCCTCGGGTCTCTCCCCCTTGCCGGTCTGCTTCTCCTCGGCATGTTCTGCTTTTGCTTTCTCGCACATCTGGCGCTCACGGCTGGGGCGCCATGACCCCCATCGACGCCCTCATCCGCGCGCAGTGCGACTACTACCTCGACCCGGTGACGCCGCTCTTGCAAGCCTGGTATCATGCCGAAGGCGGCGATCCCCACACGTTCATCAAGGCTATTCAATGCACGTATGCCGACTGCACCACGATCGAGGAAGCCCTGGCGCGCGGGGCGAAGACGATCCGGTCTCGAATCATCGCCTATGTCGAGTTTTGCCTTCAGGGGGTGCCCCTCTTCGTCCTCGTGCCGCGTGAAGGCGTTGACCCCTGGACCGGGGAACTCAATCCCCGCGTCCTGCGCTTCAGCGACACCTTCATCGAATTCCTCGGCGCCCGCATCGCGCCCGTAAACGTAGCAAACGACCCGACGCACTTAAACGAGCACTGGATCCCAAACGTGAAGACGGCCTACGCGGCGTTGCTCGCCGAGGTGCCGCATGCCTAAGAGCGGGAACGGCAAGCGACAGGCCCTTCCCCCGCCCCCGCCCGACGACGAGGTGATTGACCTCACGCCGAGGGAGATGCGCCTGGCGATGCTGTATGCAGAGGGGAAGAAAAGCCTGTCGGCCTGTTGCCGCGAGGTCGGACTCCACCCGGACTCGAATGCGATCCAGCAGCGTGTCAAGTATGGCAACATCGGGCAGGCCATCTCACGGCGCATGCGTGAGCTGGGCCTCGGACTCGACCCGCCGCTGCTCAAGATCCGGGAGATGTACGACGCGAAGAAGGAGGTCGTGACCGTCGGGACGGTGATGAATGACGACGGGAAAGTGCTACGGGGATCCGAGATCGTCGAGCTACGCGACAACGACTCGCAGCGGTGGGCGGCCGAGCAGAACCTCAAGTTACTCAACGCCTACCCGAAGGATGACCTCGGGTCGGTCGGGAACGGACCCGTCGCCGTCAACATCGTGTTCGCGCAGGGACCGCAGTCGACCAAGAAGACCGGCATTCAGATCGTGACCATCGAACGCGGGGAGGGGAATGGCAACGGGCACGATTGAGCAAGAGGCGCTCCGCCTGGAACTCCTGCCAGTTGGCGGGGCGTTCGCCAATGCCGTTGCCCGAGGCGATGCCACAGAAATCTGTTGCTTCGGCGCCCGTGGCAGCCGCAAGACGTGGTCCCTCCTGATTGCCACCATCGCCCATGCCCAGCATCATGCCGAAGCCGGCCACGCCCTCCCGGTCAAGTGGGCCGGGATGATGGACTACTTCTCGAGTCACAAGGCCAAGACCATCGAGACCCTGAAGCAAGACCGATGGCAAGGGCTCTGGCGTCTGTCGGATGGCGGGCATATCGCCCATGCGGTCGTCAACGGGCAGGCCCTCGTGCAGTTGCGCCTCTTCGGACTCGAAGATCAGGGGGCCATCGACCGCGCCCGGATGGAGACGCACTGCGTCTGGGGAGAAGAAGCGGCGCCGGCCGCGAGCCTGGTCACGTCCGCGGGGTTCAGCGAGACGGCGTGGGCGACCGCGGTCACGTCCATGCGTTTGCCCACACACGCCAACGTCGCGGCGCTGACGACGAACTACCCGGACGAGCAGCACTGGACCTGGCGCCGGTTTGTCCTGAAGGATCGGCCCGGCGATCAGAAACTCTCCACGGCGCTCTACCGCATCCCGACTGACGAGGGGGCCTCCCCGGAGCAACGGGAGCAGTGGGCAACGTCCCTGGCGAACCGTCCTGACCTCTTGAAGCGCCTCATCGCCGGTCAACCCGGACAACTCTCGCTTGGCGACCCGGTCACGCCGGCCTACTCGGAAACGCTGCATCGCAAGTATCAACCCTTCCCGATCGCCCCCGGGCCGATCTATCTCTCCTGGGATGGATGGCACCATCCGGCCTGTGTGATTGCGAGCATGTCGAGCGGAGGACAGCTTCGCGTGCACCTCGGGCGGCGCCTCGACAACGCGGACGTGGGAGAGCTGGCGAAAGAGATCGTCCTTCCGTGGCTCGTCAGGAACGGCGTGCGGAACCGCGAGCTGATCCACACGGGCGACCCCACGATGGAGACGGGCGACCAGTCCGACCGCAATGAGTCAGCCTCCCTGACCATTCAGCGGATCCTCCCCGGGCGCTGGATCACCGTCACAAACGACGAGGAACCGAGGACGCGCACGATCAATACCCATCTGCGGCGCATCCTCTCCTCGGGCGAGGCGGCCCTGGTCGTCGCGGGTCCGGAGTGTGCCGAGGTGCATGCGGCGCTCTCGGGCGGCTGGCACTACGGGAAGACGGGCAAGCCGGTGAACACGGGGGAAGAGGGGCGCCATAGCCATCTGGGGAACTGTGTGGCCTACCTGGCACTCGCCGTCTACGGGCAGGGATTCCCACGAACTGCGCAGGCATCGGCGAAGGCGCGAGCCCTCGATCAGAAGCTCAAGGTGCGGGCCAAGGGCTACGCGCCGAGGTTGGGATGATGGCGGTTATCTTATGTCCGAAATGCGGCCAAATGTACGTGGTGGACAGATACCCGCACGTCTGTAGCAAACGGAGGAAGTGATGGCGAAGCCCCGGACCATGGTCGAGCACATGCGGACCCTACAAGGCAAGCGCGGCCAACCGCCGATCCGGTTCAAGGAGGGAGGACTCCACGAGAGCACCGGCACACCGCAGGATAAGCCGATTCCGAAGAAGAAGCATCGCGCAGCGCGGGCTGGGAAACTCGGGAAGAAGGCGCTGGCGCAAGAGTTGTTCTACGAGAATGTCCTGTCCAAGGGGCGGAAGGGAAGGGGGCGATAGCCGTGGCGTGCAAGGGCAAGAAGGGCGGAGGGAAGAAGAAATAACATGGCCTATCAAGGCGTGATTCCCGTGAATATGTCCGGGAAAAGAAAACCAACAGCATTCAGATGCAACCGCTGCTCCGAAGCGAAGGGACATACGATCTGGCATGAGACCCACCGCGGCCTCGACCCGGAGCCGTGCCCGTTCGACCTGGGCGAGCGCATCTTCGGGCACAGCGAGGTTCACGCCCCTGCCGTGTCCCCGGCGCTCATCCCGCGGGAGAAGCTCGGGACGCCACCGCGCGTGAAGAAGTGGCATGTGGTGAAGGTCGGAGGCGTGCTGCCGATGGAGGGATAGCGTGCCGCAGGGCGTTGGAACATCGCAGACCGAACAGGACTTGATGGACGCCATACAGCGAGCCCTCAGTCTTGGTATATATCCAACGCAAACTGGACCGGCGTATCAGGGAGGATATGTCCTTCCGGTGCCCGATATGCCGGACCTTCCCGAGTATGGGTATCAGAGACCAAACCCAGAACTGACAGATCCCGGCCCTGGGTACAGAGGATTTTATGGGCCATCTGATGTGCAATATCCCGTGCCGATGATGGCTCCCGAACCAACGGCACCTATGCCAAATGTCGAATATCCAGGACGCACAAATCGCGCGCTTGACGTGGCAGCACTGTCTCAGTTGAGAAACCGCACGAGAGGAAGGGGATAGCGTGCCATCATCCGAGGAGCTGCGTTTCGACACCCAGGCCCGTGCCGAAGGCCGAGCCAAAGCCCTGGCCCTGCCCGAGGCGCATCTCATCCGGCTCCTCAACGCGAACCGCGACGAGAGCGAGCGGTCGACGACGAAGCTCCGCGCCGGCTGGACCGAGTCCTGGCGCTACTACCAGTCCGAGGTCGACTACGGCGACAAGGAAGAGTGGCAGTCGGCCGTTTGGATCCCGACGCCCTGGAGCGCGGTCGAGCAGGCGAGCAACGTCCTGAAGCTCGGCCTGATGAATAACTCGGACTTCGCCAAGATCGACGGCGTCGACCAGAAAGACAAGCTCCTCGCGGAGAAAATCTGGAACCCGGTCCTCCTGTTTGCCTTCACCAAGTCCGGCTTCATCCCGAAATTCGTGGACGCCATGAAGGTCGGCCTGGCGACGGGCATGAGCATGTATCTGAAGTTCCGCTATCCCTCCATGCCCTCGCCGATCCTCGACAGCGTGCAGCTCATGGCGAGCCCCGGACAGATGCCAACGCTCGTGCCGCAGTACAAGATGCGGCGTCAGTCGGCGCTCGACATCGGGACCGTTCCCCCCTGGAACATCTACCGCGATCCCCGCAGCCGCCCGGGCGAGCAGTGGTCTGGGAGCTACCTCATCCACGAGGATTACGTGGATCGCGCCGTCTTGAGCGGGAGTACGGTCTATAAGAACCTCGATACGGCGCTCGCGTCGGGCGCCTCGGGTGGGACCGACGACAGATCCGGGGCCGCAGCCGATGCCCAGCGGAAGGGTCAGACGTGGGAGCCCCATGAATTCCGGAAGCCCATCCTCGCCTCCGAGTGGTACGGCGACATCCTCGACGAGAATGGCGACCTCGTCTATCCCGACGCCCTGATGATCGCCGCGGATCGGAAGGTCCTGATCTACGGACCGACCGAGAATCCGCTGTGGGCCGTGGACCCGCGGACCTTCCGGCGGAAGTGGCCATTCATCGGATTCTCACCGATCCGCCATCCACTGCGCTTCGAGGGCTGGGGCATCCTTCAAGCAGTCACGCCGCTAGCCGTCCTGTTCTCGAATCTGTTCAACCTCTTCACAGACGGGCTCAACTGGAAGGTCAACCAGCCAACCGAGTTGAACACCAACCTCCTGGAAGAGGACGACGACCACGAGCACTACCCTGGCAAGCTCTGGCGCAAGATCGGCGAGGGGCAGCTCCTCTCACCGGCCGCGATCGGGCAGATGTCCACCGGGGAAGTCCTCGCGGCGATGCAGTTCATGCAGACGCTCTGGGAGCAGAACGCCTTTGTCAATAACTTCGTGATGGGGTCGCAGGGCACGCGGAGCCAGATCACCAAGGGCGAGGTGCAGATCCGGACCGGGCAGAGCATGGGCATGTTCGACGGGATGGGGCGCGACATCGAGGAAGGCGGGAAGGCCTGTCTCGAGCTGGCGTATGACTTTATGAGCCAGTACATGACCGACTGGAGCGACCCGACCATCGCCGCCGTCGTGGGGCCGCAATACTCCCAGCTCTTGAACATGATGGAACCAGCAGCCCGGATGCAGGAACTCGGCGGGCAGTACAACTATACGTTTAGCGGCATCACGCAATCCCTCCAGAAGGCGGATCTGCTCGGGCGCTTGATGCAGGCCGCCAGTCTGGCGGCCGAGGGAATCTATGCCGGGTACACGAATCCGGCTGAGGTCCTCTCGACGATCTTCGACGCCATGGGCGTGCGCGACAAGATCCCGGTGAGCGAAGAGCAGATGGTTCCGGCGGCCGTGGTGCAGAAGATGCTCGCGGGAAAGCAGGAGCCGCCAAAGGTGAACGTCTCGCTGCGGGGCGACCTCCCCCCGATGATGGCGGAGGAACTCGCGGGCGCCTCGCCGCAGGAGATCGCGGCCATGGCGGCGGCGGGGGCGAACATGCTGCCGAAGCCAACGCCGGGAGCCCCTAGACAGGGACCACCGACCGGCTCTCCGGGCAATGGGAAGCCGACCATGCGGCAGATGAAGCCAAGTCCGAATGAACTCAGCACGGCGCCAGGGGCGTGACCATGGAAGAATTGATTTCTTGTCCCTTGTGTAAGCAAATGGTCCCTAGTTTGATTGCACGTCCAGCAGGTTGGCGATGCCTTAAATGCGATGCAATTACCCAGCATTCGAAGCATGACAACGGACTCAATGGCCTGCTGACCTCAGTGTCAGCACCGGCAGGCGGGATGGGTAGCACGCAGGGCGATGACGCTGACAGCAGCCGAGCCATCACAGCATCCCGCCTAGATGACAAGCAGGGGAAACCCTGATGCCCGTTATGCGTGGAAGGAAGGGCCGAGACAAAGTCATGCGGGAATTCGAGGCGCACGCCCTGCACTCCGGAAAGGGCGGCCCGATCGTGACCGACCCGAAACAGGCCTGGGCGATTGCGAATAGGGCTTCTGGGATGCCACGCAAGCGCAAGATGCGAGGCCGCGTATGACCGACACCCCGAAGGACGAACTTTCCGAGATCCGAAAGATCGAGCGCGCCGAGGCGTTCAAGGCCTTCGTCGAGTCGCCATTCTTCAAGGGCGAATTCCTTCCCTTGATCGAGCGGCACTTCGCCATGTGGCTGGATGCCGTGATGAATAAGAAGGTCCCGCCGGATGTGCTGGACGTGTTCCGCCAACTGATGAACGACATTGACGGCCGTATCGACATCGGCAAGCGGGCGAGTGAGCGATTGCTGCGGCGTCGGTATGGGGCGCTGGCGAAGGTGGACTAATGCCTACCATGGTGGATCAGCTCAAACAGGCCGACGAGGAGCAGGCATTTCAGGATTGGTACGCCAAATGGGCGAAGATCACTGGCATCAACCCCAATCCGGATGATCCCGAGCATTACTATGACTACCGCGGCGCGTACAAAGCGGGAGTGGGGCCGAGCTTTCAACCGGAGCACAATCAGTACCGGTGGCCCGATCAGTTCAAGCAGATGAACCATCCGAACCTCAGTAACGAGAACTGATATGGGCGCGATCCCGCAGCCGATCTACGAACGGATCAAGGAAGCGCAGGAGAAACGCGAGCCCGTCGTCCTGACGCTGGTCTTCCCGGGCGATGGCACCATCAAGGAGGGAATCCTGACGCCGGTCGAGATCATTCCGGCGAAGTAAGCACCACGGCGCATTGACGCGCTGAACCGAATACGACCAAGCCCAAGCGGGCCTGACGCCATTGCGGCGAACCGGGTCCGCTTTTTGTTTTTGTCCGACGCTCCGACCCGCAAGGACTCTCGGAGCAGGGAGTATCCGATGCCAGATCCGATTGTTGCCGCCCCAGACTCCGGGCAACCTGCCGCCCCCGCGGCCTCGGCAGCCCCCGCTGCCCCGGTCGTGGACTCGGCCGCGCCGGTTACCCCTTCGCCCTCGGACAGTGCTGCCCCGAGTGGTGAGCAAGCGCCCGTTTCCACTGTTGGCGATGCGACCGCCGCCCCCTCGGTTCCTGCCGGGGACTCGGCCACGCCGGTCACACCCAAGGCAGAAGAACGGGTCGCCAACGCGCAGCGCATGATGCACGCGGCCACTAGCGCGCGCGCCGAACTGGAGCGCCAGTTGCGGGACCTGGGCGTCGTCCCGGTCACGCAGCAAGCGCAGCCTGTCGCTCCACAGCCGCAGGCCCAGCCCCAAGCGCAACCGCCACAGGCGCCCGTGCAGGCGGCCCCTCGAGCACTGCAGCCGGCTAGTCGTCAACCGCTCTCGATCACGCCCGACCAGGCGAAGCAGATCCATGCCAAGTACACGGGCGCCGGGAGCGACGAAGAGGCAACGGCCGTACTCGTCCAGGAGGTCGCCAACCTGATCCTGGGTCAGATCCCGACTGTCGAGAGCCTCCTCGGGAATCCGCAGGTGGCGAATCAACTCTTCTCCACCGTCACCGGACGGATGCAGGAGACCGAACGGGCGAACTCGACGATCAAGTCGCTCGATGGGTTCTTTGAGAAGCACGCCCCGGGTGTTCCGCTGAAACTCATCTGGAGTTACGCGGACGACGCCGTCAAGGCGAAGCCGGGGAATCTGACCGATCAGGCGCTCTACATGCTGGAAAAGGCGCTCGGCGAGCTGGACCCGATCTTGGGAAAGGCGACGGCTGCAGCGCAGACCAACCAGGCACTAGCACAGGGGCAAGGCGCGGTCTTGCCCGGAGGGTCCGGTCTCCCGGCGTCCGGCGGAGGGGGGCAACCGCTCACCTTCGTCGAGCAACTCCGGCGGGCCAATCAGGGCATGTAGGACCCGCCGCGCCCCGGGAAGGAGTGTAACCGATGCCGTTCCAGTGGGAAGCAGATTTCAGCGCGGGCGTCATGCGGAACCACGCATTGAGCGCCAAGATCCGCGAGGCCTCGATCGCGGATGCGCTCTTCATGCGCTTCGTGAGCCCCGAGCCGGGCTACGGGCGCGGACGAGGCGATAGCATCACCATCACCACGATCAAGAACCTGACCGAGCCGACGAACGCGACCATCCGCGAGGGGGAGCGCGTCCCGATCGACCGGTTGCAGCAAGGAACCGTCACCATCACGGTCGAAGAGATGGGGCGGGGCGTGGAGTTTGACCAGAAGGTCGCGCTCCTCGCGCACTACGACCCGGCGGACAAGATCCAGAAGGCCCTCCGCCGGCAGTTGAAGCTGGTCATGGACACCGCGGCGGCGGCGGCCTTCAAGGCGTCCGAGCTGGTGGCCATCCCGACCAGTCTGACCGGGATCACCTGGGACACCAACGGCGTCCCGGTGAGCACCCCGGGACTCCAGAACATGACCGTCAACCACGTGAAGGTCATCCGGGACTACATGAGCGACACCATCCACATCCCGGGGCGTGGCAACGGCGAGCGGTACGCCTGCATCATCAGCACCAAGGCGGCCCGCGGTCTGAAGAATGATCCCGAGTTTCTCGCCTGGCGGTCGCAGATCCCCGAGACCAACCGCTCGGCCTTCGAGAACTCGAAGATCGGGACCATCGAGAACATCGACTTCTTCGAGTCGAATCACACCGCGGCCCTCTCGAATAGCGAGGGGACATCGAGCGTGGTCGGCGAGGCCGTGTTTTTCGGGGACGATGCCGTCGCCATGGCGGTGGCACAGGATCCGGAGCTGCGCGCGGCAGCGGCGGCCGACTTCGGCCGGGCGCGCGCCGTGGCCTGGTACGGGATTCTCGCCTTTGGCCTGACCAACGACACGGCCAACGATGGCGAGGCCAAGGTGGTGTACTTCACCGGTTGATCGGTCCTCCTGATCGCTGAAGGGGATTTCGTCAACCGCAAGGGAACGTAAGAGAGGAGGACATTCCATGGGGGTTGCACAGCACGACGAACGATTCATGGTCTACGACCCTGACTGGACGGCCGACGACCTGAGCGCGACCGGCGATGCAGGATACATCTTCGACATCGTCCAGCCCATCACCGTGACGCGGATCGGGGCGCTCGTAACCACGATCCTCAGCGGACCGGCCGTCATCAACTTCGACCGGCGCGTGCTCACGGGGTCCGACAGCGGGCGGTTGAGCGGCTTCGACGATGCCGACGAGGCGACGCTCACCATTCCGACCACCACGGCGGTCGGAAAGATCGTCTACAAGAACGTCTCCGGCGAGGACTACGACATGGATCCGGGCGACCAGATCGTGCCGAACGTCTCGACCGGGGCTACCAGCGGCGCGTGCCGCTACATCGTCTGGTACGTCCCGCGGGACGAGACGGTGGACAACTGCACGGATATGGTTGAATCGAGTTAGGCGTGGACACCGGAGACCTTCAGTATATCGCCGGCTTCTTCGACGGAGAGGGTTCTATCTGCATCACCAAATCCTCCTCTGGTCGTCCGAAGGCTGGGCGGTATGAACTGAAGGTCTCCATGGTGAATACCAACAGAGACGTTCTCTTGTGGATTCAGGCTGCGCTCGGCGTTGGGCGAATCGTGGTGTTTAAAAAGCCAAACGTCGTGAAGCCGGTCATGTCAACCAGGACGTGCTACTGCGCTGTTTGGAGTGGAAGACAGGCAGAAAAGATCATCTCCCTTCTTCTCCCATACCTGAAAGTAAAAAGAGGAGAAGCGGAGATTGCCCTGAAGTTCCGGGAGACCTTTGAAAAGGGACGTTGGTCAACCCGGAGACGCCCTGAACCGGTAATGGCGCAGCGTGAAGCGATGAGACAACACCTCGCGTTGGTAAGAAGGCCACAGCTCGAAAACGTTTCTTAACCCGGGGGCCGGCACGGGTCGGCCCCCACTATCCAACCTCGCTAGGCGAGAGCCAGGCCCCTGGGATCGGCGAAGCGCCGGGAGGGTCAAGGTCGAGGTCAAGGAGAACACCACATGGCAGCGATTGCGGCAACCAACGTCACCATCACGTGCAACAGAGAAGATATGGCCATTGCCGGGCAGCGGCGTGGCCTGGCAACCATCGCATTTGGAAACAGCGCCCTGACCTACCCGAGTGGGGGCGTCCCGATGCCGGCCATCGGAAATTTCGGGATGGTCCGCGACCTCAACATGAAGATTTTCGACCCCGGAGGGTCGGGAATCGTCTGGCAGTACGACAAGACGAACAACAAGCTCCGGGGATTCATCCCGGGCGTGACCGTGTCGGCGGCCGGCAGCGCGACCATCGACGACTTTCAAGTAAACAACACCACCGACATCCTCGGCACCACGGGGATGGTCCTCGGACTCGGGAGTGATGCCGAAGCCGGGACGTACTACTTCGGCAGCCTGAAGGAGATCAAGACGGGCGCCGCGGTGGCGGCCCAGACGCTGCTCGCTGAAGTCTTCGGCTGGTAGGGGCATCCGTCCATGGTCCCGCTGCTTGCGCCGGCCTGGTCTCTAGTCGCGTTCCTGAGCGTCGGAGCGCTGGCCTGCGTCCTGTGGAGCCTCCAACTCCGGTTCTGCACGTATCATCAGAGCCGGGGCATCGTGGCGGCCATCCTGGGGGCGAGTGTCTGCGCGACACTCGCCCCCTCACCGTGGATCGGCGCATTCCTGCTCACCGTCGCGCTCGCCCTCCCGATCAGCCTCCTGAGCCTCGAGCGGAAGTGGACGATTGCCCTCGCCGATCCTGTCCAGGCCTCGGGCCAGCTTGTCATGCTGAGCACCTGGATCGTGGTCCTGGGCGTGTTGACCGCCTCGATGTGGCTGACGACCGTTTGGCCGCTCCTGGGTGTCCTCCTCGTCCTGTCCGCCTACAACAACTCCGTCGGGATGCTCCAGGTGTACCGCGGGATCAAACGGTGGGTGTGGAAGGATGCGGCCTTTGGCCCGATTGGCGAGGTGGTCCGCCGACCGACCGCCTTCCTGCACAACGAATGGAAGGTCGCGGCGATCAACACGATCCTACTTCCGGTCGGGGTGTCCCTCTTCTGGACCGGCAATCCGTGGTTGACGGTGGCTGGCGCGATCTGGGTTGCTCTGGCTGGGTGGCATCTCATCAAAGCGGACAGTCTGACGTGTACCGCGTCAGCCGTGGCGGGCTGTCTCGTGGTCGGAACCACCGCGGGGTTTGCTCTCCCGTCAATACTGATGGGTTCGCTGTCCCTGGCAGTCTATCCCTTCGCGCGACGGCACCTCGTCAACGATCCCCGTTGGGAAGCCTGGGAGGTTGCCTCCCGGATGATCCGGAGGAATCACGGCCTCGGCATTGGCCTGGGCGGGTGGTTGGGGATGCGCGTTCAGACACCGAAAGAAGGAGAACGCATTTGGATGTGGTTGCATAACGATTGGCTTGAAACGCTCTTAGAGTGCGGTCCGTTGCCTGTCCTCTGTGCATTGGGCTATCTTGGCACAGCGGCCATCCGCGTGGCGGGTGGGGTCAGCCCATTGGAGGCGGGCCTGTTTGGATCGCTGGTCGCCTTGGCCGTCCTGTCCCTCGGGTATATGCCCTGGCGGACGTGGCCGGTCAATTTGTTTGCTCTCGGCATCGTCGCATGCTGGGAAGCAACAGGGAGATAGCCATGAGCGCAGTGATGGTATTGCCCAACGGAAAGAAGTTGGACTACGACCGAGCGTTTGTCGATCAGGGAAAGCCTCCCGTCATGGGGATGATGGGAGGGCAGAAGACGCTCTTTGAGAAGGGCACGGCCCCCAAGCCCTCAATCTTCCAGCGGGGCACGAGCTTCTTCACCCAGGACGGTTCGCCGATCACCGAGGAGGTCGCGCAGGCGTGGTTCGACGATCCCGACAAGGACCTCACCAAGACCAAGGCGCTCTTTCGGGAATTCCTCGACCGCGTCGCGTCAGGCAAGGCCCCCAAGGAGAAGATCACCGACGTCCGGAAGCGCAAGAAGGTAGGCAAGAAGGAAATCAAGTTCCGACCGGAGGACGCAGGACTATCCGCGCAGGCACCCGAGCGCGTGTAAAGGAGCACTATGGCGAAGGTACAGGCAGGAGTTGGGATGCCGACGGCCCCGAAGGGGGATCCGACGGTCCATATCAGTTGGCCTGGAGCGGATGGGGAAGACGGGCCCTCCGTCAGCCTGACGGGAGACGTCCAGTCCCTCGGCCTCGGAAAGACGGCCCGGATCATCGTGGAGGGAACCGTGACCGGCTTCTCCCATCATGAATTCGGAGGGTCACTGGACATCAAGGCCAAGACGGTCGAGGTGGATAACGTCAGTGGGGCTCCCGAGGGGCCTTCCTTGGTCGATCAGGTAGATTCACTCCAAGACGAGAAACCCGCAGTGAAAGGAGACCGACAATGGCAATGACATGGGGGCAGGTCAAGGCGGTGGCAGTCGCGGCAGCGTTACCGGACACGGCGCCGGTTATCCTTCAACTGGAGTTGCCGGCCGGAACCGTCGCATCCCCTGTGCCGGGATACGTGGCGTCGTCGGTCGAATTCCAGAAATCCCTCGACGTGGCCGTCGTGGCGCAGGGCAAACTGATCGGGAGTTAGTATGAGCCTCGCTCTATTCTTAAAGAGTGTAGTGGGCGGAAACTCCGCTCTCGCCCAACTTGTCGCCGGGATGTCCGCCGACTCCTTCGCGGAGTTGACCGGATTTTCCGGACTCTCCGTGGACATCTTCAAGTTCGGGGCCGGGTCGCTGATGCAATATTCGGACAGCGGCGTGTGGGACTCTACGGGGAAGAAATTTTATCTCCTTGGGGGTTCCCATACCACCGACGTGACCCCAAACCAGGCGTTTTGGTCCTGGGATGATGCCACGAATGCCTGGGTGAAACTGACGGACCAGGCGTGGTATGGGGGGATAATCAACGGCGTGTTCCATGCGTACGATGGTATGGCCGTCAATCCCGCCACGGGGATTATTTACTATCGGCAGGGGCAGTATGGCCCCTTACGCCAGTACGCCATCGGGACCGCAACGTGGAGCACGATCACCGACCCACCGAATCTTGACATCAATTACACGGCTGCCATCGCGTATTACCCTGAGATGTCCGGTCTGCTCTACCTAAATCATGGCTACTTGCATCTATGGAATGGATCGGCATGGAGCCAGATCACGTCTGGTTTGGCGACAAATGAGAATCACGTTATTGCGGAGTACAACTCTGCAACGGGGAAGGTGCTCCTGGGTGGGGGAAATAATCATACCACGACTGCCTACATCCTTGACAGTGCTGGAAACTGTCCTGCCGCTCCAGGGACACTCCCCTGCGCTATCGGTTGCGGTCCAAATCAGGCGCGGGTGTGCGTTGATCCGGGGACCGGGAAGTTTTTATTCTACCTCTGCTCCGGCACGGCATTGTGGGATGTGTTCTATGCCTATGATGGAGCGACAGGGACAAGCGTGGACAAGTCGAGCAAACTCCTTGCCGCGATGAAGTTGGACGGGAACTACAGTGGCTACTTCTCCGCGCCGATCTCCACCTATAGCGTGACGTTGTATGTGACGAACAACTATGGCGGCACTCCAAGAATGTTCGTCTACAAAGGAATCTAAGATGTCGTTGGCGCTATTCCTCAAATCGGTTACTGTCCCGAATGCCGACGCTGACTTCGCGGCACGTTCAAATCCCGCGAATGGGGTGATCCGAGCCCTCAAGTTCAACACCATGGCCGACATCATCAACAACGCCTCGGAGATTTACGGAGCGTCGGACTCCAATCCAAGTTCGCAGTATGGCGACAACGATTTCTACCTCCGCGCTTCGGCAGACACGGCGGTGAAGTCCAGCGGCACGGGCTCGCTCAAATGGACCTGTCCGAGCGTCTTTTCTACCAAACCCACGGGCGACCTTGGCTATCGCTTCACCGCCGATAACTCCGTTCAGTTTGGCGAGGGCGACACCTTCTACGTGCAGTTTCGCATGCGATTCAGCGACGAAGCCTTCCGCGCCTACAAACATGTCGGTGATGGAACGTACACGAGCACTGCGAAGATTCTCTATGTGGGGATGGGCGACAAGCCGGGCGTAGCGGCCATGTCCCACTCGGACCTTGAAGCGGTGGTGACTCTCGGAGGCTTGTATCCCACCTTGAGTGGTGGTATCTGGCGTCCCCGGCTTAGTCCATGCTTCTACCAATGTGGATATGAGGTCATTCCATACAACAATAAGCCCTACGAGAATTTGTCCTTCATGGTCGGGAATGATCGCGTTTTTACCCACAATCCGACAACCCCCTATCGGTGTTTGCGGTATCTGGATACGACAAGTGACGCCAATGACGATAAGTATAACTGCTGCCCCGACATCATCCCGAACACCTGGATGACTGTGAAACTCTGCTTCAACATCGGGACCTGGAATACCGGCTCCTCGCGCATTCGCATGTGGGTGGCGCAGGAGCACAGCCCAAGCATCCTCCATATCGACTCGAATGATGGCTGGCCGGGAAGCACCTATCCCATCTATCGCACGCCAGATGGGAGTGTAGATGAACCAGCCGTTGAGGGTGGCGAGTTTGGGAAAATCTGGATCAACACCTATGTGACCGAGCACGACCCCACGGAAGTCTGCGGAATCCATGAGAAATGGATTGATGAAATCATCATCTCGACGCAGGACATCGCGGACCCAGCGTAAGGTAGGGGTACAGCATGGCAATCTCTGACGACTTTGCGAGCGGATCATTTAGCGCCAACTGGACGAAGCCTGCGGATATCGAGATTGGGGACCTTAAATTCTATGGTCCCTATAACGGCCCGTTTGGGACAGGGTATTACTGGCTGAGCGGAGCAGGGAGCATCGGCAACGGGTACGGATTCGCCCGCTATTATTCTGGGTCTGGTTGGGGAGCCGCACAAAAATCCAGCATCATCTTTTACACGACCGGCGTTGGCAACGGGCCGGGACTTATCGTCCGCGCACAGTCGGACTCTGCCACCTACTATCGGGCGGACTTTGCCTCCGGGAACTGTCGACTGTGCCGCGTGGTCAACCATATCGCCACCGAACTGACGACGGCGGCACATGGCACCCTGACCGCCGGAGCGCGAACCGAACTGGAGATTGACACCGGGCACAACCTAACGGTCTACCATAACGGATCCGCCCTGACAGGATTGACGAATATCGCCGGGGGTGGCGGGGCAGAACTGGCCGCAGGTTCTCCGGGAATCTTTTCGATGTTTGACGATTCTAATGGCTATAACTGGTTTGCACGGTGGCAGGGGACGGGGGAAGTGCTTGCGGCCCCCTCCCCCTCCGTCTCCGAGGACGTCACCCTGACGGAAACCGTCACCCTCACCTACGGCGCGGACCTGCCGAACGTCAGCAGCGCCGTTACCATCACAGACACCCCCACCGTGGTTCTCACGGGGATCCCGACCGCGCTCGATAGCATCACAATCACAGAATCCTCGTCGCTCACTCTCTCCTCCGTTGAGACCATCACCAAACTCGCCAGCGAGGCGATCACGGTCTCCGATTCTCCGACCGTTATCCTCCCCGTGCTCAAGGTCTCAGTTTCGGAGTCCATCACCGTTACCGATACCGTGACCGATGCGGGGACTCGTGGGACCATCTACCCCAGTGTGAGCGACGCCATCACCGTCACGGATAGTCTCCCGACCGATCACGTTGACCTCTTCCCAAGCTGGATCGGACCGGGAGAAGACGTGACCGTGACGGAAACCGTTCACGTATCATTCAAGTCCTATATCAACCTCACCGAAACAGTAAACCTGATCGAGAATACCGGGGCGAACATCTCCCCGACGCTGTCCATCCCTCTCTTCGTCTCTGAAGCCGTGACGATCACGGAGACCGCCGTCGAATTCTTTGGTGGGTGGTCCGTGTGGGTGACAACCGCCATCACTGTGGACGATGTCCCATCCGTCAACGTCCTGAATGCCGGCACGATCTTGCCGGCGGTCGAGGATACGATCACCCTGACGGAAACCGTGACACCCCTGCTGACGGCGCTCAAACCGGAGGCGAGCGATTCGATTACCGTGTCGGATACGCCGACGCTGGAGACAGTGAAAATGATCGAGATTCAAACCACGGAGGCCGTGACGATCACGGAGTCTCCGGCCGGATTCCTCACACCCCTGCGGATGCTGGCGACGGATGCGATCACCCTGGCGGAAGATATCGACCATACGCTTTCGGGGAGTCGCTTTATCGACGTGGCGGACTCGGTCATTGTGATCGAGACGCTCACGTTTCCAACAGGCGGCCTGCTGTTGATGCGGCGCCGCCGGAGGGCCTAACCATGGAGAAGCACATCGAGAAAGTGGAAGTTGGGACGTATGGAGAGCGGGCGGCGCTGCAGTTCCTCTACAAAGATGCCGAGCCCGAAACCCATCTCTTTCCAGTGGACCTGGCCGAGCAGATCGCCGCTCAGCTCGCCAAGGTGTGCAGCGATCTGCGCTATGTCGAGCGGCAGATTCCCAGGGACGGGGTGAGTGTGACCGATCACCCCACCGTCCGGATCATCGGTCACGAGGAGGGTCATGTCGATGGCTAAGCGGGGAAAGCGGGAGTCAGTGCTTGAGGAGAAGGCGAAGGTCCGTGGGTTCTTCCGGGTCAAGATCATCAATCAGGACGGGAGCGAGGCCGGAGACTCCGGATGGCAGGAGAACGTCGTCGTCAACGACGGGTTCAGCGGCTACCTCGTGACGCCTCTGCTCGGCGGTTCCGCCAAGGCCGTCGGGCGCATGTGCCTCGGGACCGGAACCAACCCGGACGTGACGGCTGCGAGCCTGCCCGCCGAGATCCAGCATGTCACGTCGAGAAACCGCGTGGCGGTCACTACGGCGAACGTAGCCAGCAAGACGGCGCGCTTCACGGCGACCTGGGCCAGCTCGGATTCGCACCTGACCGGGGGCGTAACGATCCAGAACATCGGTCTCGTCAACAACACGACCTCGGGCGGGACGATCCTGTGTGGGAAGACCTACGCCACGAGCGCGTGGGGGACGAATCAGGACGTACAAGCGACCTACGATGTTAGCTTCGCTGCTCTAGCGCCTTTGTTTACAATTGGTTACATGATCGCAAAGGTGCTTGGGCTGCTCTCTTTCAGTGGACTTGCATAATCCTCTTGATTAGTCCACTAGGTTGGCGTATACTGTCCTAAACCCGAACAAGGAGGACAGCGATGCCAGCTAGGTTGACGCGAGAGGACATCGAAAGAGAGTATCTCAGTAAGTCGGTATCACAGGCGGAGGCAGCGCGAGTGCTTGGCGTGTGTGAGACCACGTTCACGAACACGTTGAAGCGGTTAGGACTCTCCGGGAAGCCTCGGACGTGGAACAGGAAGCGCACGGCCAAATATCCCTTGCTGCAAAACCGAGACTGGCTTGAGGAGCAACTGAAAACCAGGACGATGGTTGACATCGCACGAGAACTCGGTACGAGCAGCGGGAATGTGTCCGATCATGTGAGACGACACGGGCTTCGATGGAAGCACTACGATCGGATTGAGGCCGTAAAAGAAGGACTTCGTAAACTGGGTCCTCGACGTGGTGAGAACGCAAGTAATTGGCAAGGAGGAACTCGAAAAGAGACTGGTGGTCATGTAGGGATCTATGCTCCAGAGCACCCGGAAGCGAGAAACGGTTACGTCATGGCTCACCGTCTCATTGTCGAGAAAAAGATTGGACGCTTTCTCCTTGTAGGTGAGGAAGTACATCACGACAACGGCGTCCCAAATGACAACAGAGAGGAAAACTTGGTCGTTATGACCAAGCGAGAACACCGAATGATTCACATGAACGCCTATCGACGCTGGTACTTGTGCCAGCAACAACTCCTCCGATTGCAGGAGGCCTTACGCGCCAACGGGATCGAGGTCCCGGCATGAATCCACACGACACAAGCGTCCGGTTCCCTTCCGAACCGACGCACCAAGGAGGCGATTGACGCCGATGGGACAGAACCACGTTAGTAACACGGTGGCGGAAGGAATCCGTCTCGCGCCAAAACGGACCGCCTTCGCCAGGAAGGATCTCTTGGAGTCGAACGGGATTGTCACGCTCGACTTGAACCCGGTGTTTGCCAAGCAAGAGGGGGCGGTGTCGATGTGGGACACGCCCCGAGAAGGCGAGGGGATTATTCACGCGATCACGGATTATCCATGGCCGTTCGTTGCGGAGGTGTTCGATCGGGTGTTTTGCTTCCACCGGATCGAGCGGGTTCCGCCATGGGAAGTGATGTCCGTGATGAACGAATGCTGGCGCGTGCTCCGTCCGAAGGGAGCGCTGATTCTCTCCGTCGCCTACGCCGGCAGCCCATCCTGTCGGCAAGATCCGACCTTCGTGAAGGGATGGACGGAGAACACGGCGAAGTATTTCGCGTACACCGAACCGGCTTGGCAGATTTACAAACCGAGCCCGTGGACCATTGAGGCGAACGCATGGAACGAGACGCAGAACCTCGAAATCGTCCTCCGCAAGCTGGTCCTCCCCCCTGCGTCGTCTGTGGAAGGCCAGAGGGCTGGAGAACCTGGTGCCTGATGTGGCAGGAGGGCCTGTGCATCTCCTGCACGATCTGGGCGCAACGAATATGGAAGGAGCTTCTATGCCTGACGTAGCGCATTGGACGCCGGAACAGGCGGAAGAGATCGCCTATCACAAGCGGTTTTACAAGCGGGGGAATTGGCTGTTCGGCGTGACCTATTGCGGCGTGCCGATCAGTAAGAACCCGATCGACTCCTGGGTGCTGCAGGAAGTGATCTGGGAGACCATGCCGGATTGTATCATCGAGACGGGGACGTGGAGCGGGGGAGCGCCCTGTTCATGGCCCACATGCTCGATAAACTGTGGAGCGCCTCCGGAACTCCCTACGAGATCATCACGATCGACAATCAAGGACTGGAGTCGTTCTACAAGTACCATCCGGCGGTGAGCCAGAAGATTAAGAAGGTGCAGCACTCGCATATCTCTTTCGTCACCGCACAATCGGAAGACCCGGAGTGCGTCACGGTCATTACCCAGCGGATCCAGGAGAAACGGTATCAGAAAATCATGGTCGTCCTCGACTCGGATCATCACGCCGAGCATGTGCGGGACGAACTGGAAGCCTACGCGCCCCTGGTAACGCCTGGGTGTTATCTGATTATTGAGGACACGAACATCGCGTTCCTCGACCTCAACGACTGGAAAGGCGAGGGGCCCGCCGAGGCCATCGCCTCCTGGCTTCCCCAGCATCCGGAGTTTGCGATTGATCGCACCCGAGAGCGATTTGGGCTCTCGTGGCATCCGGGAGGATGGTTGAAGCGTGTTGAGTAGGGAGCCCGTGTCGTATATCTGTCACTGGAATGACGCGAAGGTGCTCAAGGAACGATTATTGGATTCCCTGTCTCTGGTGGAGGGGGACGAGGTACTTCTGTTCTCTGGAATGCCGAGTATCGCCCAGGCGTACCAGCGAGGGCAGGCCATCGCATCGAACAGGATTCGAGTGTTTGTCCATCAGGACGTGTCTTTCTCCCGCGATAGCAACAAACGGTTTCGGGATTCCATAGGGAATCTTGAGGCGCAGGGAAAGCCATGGGGAACTCTTGGCGCTCTTGGAGTCAAGTACGGATTTAGTGAGGTCAAGGGAACTGAAACGAAAATAGACATCTACCAGATCGGAAGCGTTGCCTCTCCGAACCTTGGGCAGGATATTCACTCTGGAGTCTCCGAAGGGCCGGAGGAGGTCAACATCCTTGACGCGGTTCTGTGCATCGTCAACGGAGCGCACATTGACTTCGACCCACAAATCCCGGGGTGGCACGGGGCCGTTGAGGATCTGTGCATGCAGATGGCGAAGCACGGTCGCACGGTTTACGTGTCCGATCTGGACCTCACCCACTGGACGGCAAAATCCTTCGAGGGAAGAGAGGACGAAATCCGACCGTCCGCATCCTACCTTCTCTCGAAGTGGGGCTCACCTCTCGTCTTGGCAAACTCGGTGTGGCAATGACACAAAGGAGCGGCATTGTGCCGAAAACAGCGAAGGGCGAGAGGTACATGGGCCTGCTCCTCCAGGCCAACCAGAAGCCGCAGCATCGCATCATGGTCGGTGTCCCCATGACCGGCCTAATCCGGGCCGAGTGGGCGATGGCGCGCTACGGGCAGACGATCCCGTGCAACTGGAGTAACAGCGAAATCGTCTATTGGTACAACCAGGCCACGCCGCTGGGATACGCCGTGGCCGAGGCGAGGAATATCGTCGTGGACGCCGCGGTGAGCCAGGCGTATGACTGGCTCCTCTTCATCGACCATGACGTGATTCTCCCGCCGACCACCTTCGTGAAGCTCAACCAGTATATGCTTGACGGGACGATCCCCGTCGTTTCTGGCCTGTACTGTGCCAAGGCCCACCCGCCGGAGCCCCTGCTCTACCGCGGCCGAGGCAATGGGTACTTTACCGACTGGAAGCTCGGCGAGAAGGTCTGGGTGGACGGGGTCCCGATGGGCTGCACGCTGATCCACGTCTCCATCCTGCGGGAAATGACGAAGGACGCGCCGAAGTACCTGCCCCCAGGCCATGATAAGAAGATCGCCCAGATATTCGACACGCCAGCCGGCCAGACATTCGACCCGGTCAAGGAATCCTGGACGGCCTTCACCGGGACCGAAGACCTGGCATGGTGCAATCGCGTCATGGAGGGTGGATACCTCAAGCGAGCGGGCTTCCCGAAGATCGCGGCCAAGAAGTACCCCTTCCTGATGGACACGAGCATCTTCTGCAAACATATCACGCCGGACGGCACGCAGTACCCGCTGCATCTGCCCCTCCGGCACAAGCCGTTGGAAGCGAAACCGAAGAGGAGAGGCGCCCATGGCGACGGTAAATCCCTACGGTGAATACACCCTCGGCGGAGTCCATGAAGCCATCTGGACGCCCATCACGAGCGGCGATGCTGGCGGATGGCTGGACGCGCCGCACCTCCCGGACAAGACCATCACGGCGTATGGGGTCTGGAATGGGGCCACCCTCATCATCCAGGGGGCGAACGCCGCGGACAAGTCCGACGCCTTCCCGTTGACCGACGGCCAGGGGAACCAACTCAGCAAGACGAGCGACTTCGGGGAGACCCTCCAGGAGAACCCGAAGTACATCCGGCCGAATTGCACGGTTGGCGGGTCGAGCACGAGCCTGACCGTGAAGTGCGTGTCGAAGTATAATCTGTAGTCGATTCGCATGGAGCAGCCCCTGGATGATTCAGCGAGAGAGAAACTTGCACGGATGGATGAACGCTTGCAGCATTTGGAACGAAAACTTGGCAACGGGAGCGATCCCTATTTCACCCCGAAGGCGGAGTTTCAACCCGTGAGAGCCGTGGTCTACGGGATGCTGGCGGTGATCCTGACGGGGTTTATTGGAGCACTCGTCGCCCTGGTGATGCTCCATGGTAAATGACTTCTTCCGGAAATATCCTTGGTTCCCGCTCTGGGCCATGCTCGGCGTGATGGCAGCGTGCCTCAGTTTCATCGTCTATCTCATTGCGTTTGACCCTGTTCCTTTTTGGGAGGTCTATGCGTCCCCCGTGGCGCATGATGGTACGAGTATCGACCGAGACCATCTGCGTCCCCTCGAATCGGTTCAGCCGGGGGACTTCTTTTACACGTACCGCGAATATTGCCTCACACACACGACGCAGCGAATGTATCTGCGACGCTGGATGGAAGGCACGCAGGGGGCGAACAAGGACGTGATTTTCGCCTACGAACTCCAGTTGATTATCCCGATTGCGAGTGTGAAAGGATGCCACACGATCAGTCTGCCTATCGAAGCGCCGGCCATCATCAGCGGCGAGTATCTCCTGCACAGTCAGATGCTCGTTACAACCAACATTCTCCGGACGGATTTAGTTCCGCTGACGGACGTAAAGGTGACGATCAAGGGGCAGAACATCCGGCAGAAGATCGAAACCCAGGCGGAAGAGTTGCGGAAGATGAGCGTCTTCCGGGAACTTGTGACCGATTGGATGGACCGCATCGACAAGCGGTTGGTTGCCATCAACGGACAGATCATCTTGCACCGCGAGATTCAAGGGGACAGAAAGCACTGACAGGAGAGCGTCATGGGCTATACGACCGGTGAGGAGTTAAAGGCGCTGATCCTCTCTCGCGCTGGCGACGATGCCGTGAGCCCCGACTTCGGCTCGGAGGTTGAGGACTACATCAACACGTCGTATATCGCCGTCCTCGAAGACTTCCCATGGCTGTTCGCGCGAAAAACGCCTCCGGGTGTCCTGAACACCGTCGCAGAGATCACGACCGGAAGCGTCACCTTGACGACCGACTCGGCATCCGGGACATTCTCCAGCGCCCCGACGGCCTCCGTGGAAGGGCGGAAGATCCGCACGGACGCTGATGGGATCGTCTGCCGGATCATCGCACACACGGCCGGGCAGACGGGGTTCACCCTCGACTCGACGTACCAGGGCGACGGGGGAAGCGGCCTCACGTATGCCGTCTTCCAGGACGAGTACGACCTCGCATCCGACTTCCTGGCGCCGGTCAACACGGGTCGGTTCCTTCGAGATTGCCACGGCAGTTATGACATGGACCTGATTTCCCCGGGCCGCATGGACGCAGAGTACCCGTACCGGTCAAGTAGCGGAGTCAGCGCCCGGTACTGCGCCATCATCGGGGATGGGGTTCTCCGGATCGCCCCCTACCCGACCGAGGCCCGTCGCTATGAATATGACTACACCTACCATCCCGGCGCGCTCACGTTCGACGGGGTGGTGTCCAGCGATACGCCAATCATCCAGCCTCCCGAGGACCGCATGGTGCTCGTCTATGCCGCGGCCGGAGAGCTGCTGGTGGATATGAACGACGATCGGTTTGCCTCCTTCGCGGCGGCGGGCCCGGAGAAGTTGAAGCACATGAAGGCCCGACAGCGACGGATGCTCAAGCCGGGGTTGTACGTCCGGAGTCAGTTCTCCGTGGGAGCGAGGCGGTAATGGCGTACCGAGGGGTTCGGGCCGAGATCGGGGCAGGATCCTCCAGTCTGAACTCGCGCCAGAACGTGACGCAGCTCCAACCGTCTGACCTCGTCGAGGCGGAAGGCGTTGCGCTAGGCGAGGGGGACTGGCGCAAGGAACCAGGAACCGTCCTCCTCGATGCCAACGGAGTCTCCGCAGATCCGGCCATCCTGGCAGGGTATCACTTCCCGGCGACGAACTCGGTCCGCCGAACCATCATCGCGGCTGGGGATGGCTGTCTCTATAAGGAAGTCGGCAGCGACCTGAACAGCGTCACCCTCGCCAGTGGCCTCTCGACGACGGCGCAGGGGCGGTTCGCGCAGGGAGGCGAGGAAGAGAGCGGCGCAGCTCGGAAACTCTTCTACGCGAACGGGGTCGATGCCGTCCAGGTGGTATCAGGAGACGCCGCTGCAGCGGCCACGGTGAGCGTCACTCCGATCGACTGGACCGGGACCTCGCAGCCCAGGCATCTTCTCCCGCACGCGGCGCGCATGTGGGGGGTCATGGGCCACGGTCTCTATGCGAGCGGGATAGCGAACCACGAAGACTTCCGGTGTGCCGAGGCGCAGTACCTCCCGATTTATCCCGGCGTGGGAAAGTATTGCGTCCAACTGGTCGAATTTGGCGAACTGCTCTACATCTTCAAGCATCCCAACGGCATCTTCTACCTCGACGACAGCGACCCGCGACCCCAATACTGGCAAGTCAAGGCGATTACGGACGCGGAGGGCATGGGGGCGGCCGACACGCCCTATGCGGCACTTCCCGTCGTTGGCGATATTCTCCTCCTCGATACCGACGCGGGCTTTCACCTGGTCTCCGTCCTGGACCGGAGCACCGGGAGCTTTCGGAGGTCAGACCTCAGCGAGCGGCTCAATGTCAAGGACTGGATTCGACAGAACGTCAACCTCAATCGGCTCAATCAGGCGACCTCCGTCTGGTTTGAGCACAAGAGCCTCGCGGTCTACAGCCTTCCTGGCGTCGGGAGTACCGTCAACAATCTTCGGCTGATGTTCGACTTCACCGGGTATCCGAACCTGATTCGGTTCTCCTACTCCACTCGGGACACTCTGCCGAGCCTCTGGCTGCACGTCGGGAGTGACACGATCCGCAGGCCGGCGGGGGGAAGCAATGCCGGGAAGGTCTACCTTCTCGACCAAGAGGACCGGAGCAATGCCGGATCTGGGTACACCTGGAAGATCAAGACCGTGGAAACCGATTTCAGTTTCCTCGACTCGTCCCTCGCCTCTCGGAAGAAGGCTGTCGACTTCCTCGAGGCGGTCTTCAATCCCCATGGCTCTGCCACGGTCACAGCGGAAGTCTTCCGGGATGGTGTGATCCACAAGACCATTCAATTCGACGCGAGCCAGCAACGACAGGTGAAGCGAGTTGGGGGTACGGGATACCGCTGGGCCGTGCGCTGGTCGAATTCCACCGACGATGAAGACGTGAGCCTCGCGGCGTTTCGCTACTGGTTCCGACCGGGCGGGCGCTAATGACTGAAATTGCGAACACGGCAACGGTCAACCTCCTCCGCAACGGGTCTGTCGAGACCTGGAGCACCTCCGTTCCCGATTATTGGGTGCTGGGCGGGACGGGGGCCTCCGTCGCCAAGGATGGCACCTATTTCCGGTATGGCCTCTACTCCGCGGCTCTCACCAAGACGAACGCCGACGCCACCCTGACGCAGCATGTCCTCGGCAGCACCCTGAACATCGCGGACATTCAATCGCACACATATACCTTCTCGTGCCTGGTCAGGAAGGATGCCGGGATCACGGCGAAGATCGGCCTGGACGATGGAGTGTCCGTCACGTATGGCGGCTACGCCTGCTCCGTGGGCGAATGGATGCTCCTGGTGGTGCACAAGACCTGCTCGATCGCGGCCACGAAGCTCGACGCCATCCTGACGGTGTATGACACCAACGGGACGTGTCGATTCGATGGGGCGATGCTCACGGAGGGCCCGGACGTCCCGGCCTTCACGCCAAACCCCATGGATCCGCACGATCCCATCAACACCGACCAGACGGCCCCCAGCACGCCGACTGGCCTGACCTCGGCCACGCGCTACCTGTCAGTCCTCCTCTCCTGGAACGCGAATCCCGAGGCGGACGTGCGGGCCTACGAGATCCAGCAGGCCGACGATACGGGATTCACGGACGACGTCATAAGTTACCGGGTGGCGGCAACGACCTACACGGTCCCGGTCACGGACACGGTTACGAGGTACTTCCGCCTGCGGGCGATGCGGGATTCCGGGGCGTTCTCGGCCTACACGTCCTACGTGAGCGGGAAAGGCGATACCGACATCGCCGTGGGGAGTCCAGACGTGACGGCGCCGGCCACGCCGACCGGCCTGACCTTAGCCACGGGAGTCACGGTCAACGCGGACGGGTCGACCGTCACCTATCTGGACCTCTCCTGGGCAGCGAATACTGATAGCGACCTGGCCGGGTATCAACTCGACTTCCGTCCGCAAGGGGTCACGCCCTACACGTCGCGTCTCCTGGACAAGGCGACGCTTTCGGTTCGGGAATATGGCGTCGTCGCCAATATCGTGTACGAGGCGCGCCTCGCGGCGTTCGATCAGGTCGGGAACAAATCCTCTTTCTGCACGACCGTCACCACAACGACCGCCAAAGACAACGTCGCGCCTGGGGTTCCCACGGCTGTCAGCCTTACCGCCGGATTCAAGCAAATCACCATCGTCTTCACCCCCGCCGCTGACCTCGACCTGAGCGAGACGGAAATCTACCGGTACACGTCGAACGCCTCCGCGTCTTCCGTGAAGGTGGGTACGGTCCCGCGCACCGGGATCATGTTCACGGATACCGCCCTGGCGAACGGGATGGCCTACTGGTACTGGCTCAAGTCTTTGGATACCAGTGGGAACCGGAGCGCCTTCGTGGCCTGCGGGACAACCACGACGCTGACGATCGCCTCCGCAGACGCGGGGTTCAGCATCGGGGGGTCGAACCTGATCCCGAACCCCGTCTGCGCCGGGGGGAGTGTTGCCGGGTGGTTTGGATACCTCTCCACGGCTCCAGGTTCTGCCGCAATCGCCGCCGTTGCCGACGCGCCGTCGGATCTTCCGGCGGATTATTGTTGTGAATGCCAGTATACGGGATTGACTACAGACTCTTACCCGGCACTTCGCTCGCCTCTGCCCGATGATCTGGGTTGGGACATCCACCTGGTCTCGAATACAAAGTACAGCCTGTCCATCTGGGTGAAGGCGGATAAGACGTGCAACGCCGCCCTGAACCTCACCGGATCGCATGGCCAGTTTGGTTCACCCTGGGTTGCCTTGGCGGCGGGTGTATGGCAGCGGATCGAGACTTCCGGGACGACGGGGACGCTCGATGAGAGTGATTCAGAAACGGGGTACATCTACATCCAGCAAGGATCGTTTTCTGGATCGACACTGACGCTACGGGCCACGGGGACGATGCTGGTCCGGGGAGACCTCCAGCAAAATTTCACAGCGGTCAATCTGTACGCCCAACAGATCAGAGCGGCCCACCTGGACACCGTGAACGCCGTCATCACGGGGACGGCGCAGATCGGGACCGAGGTAGTCGAGACGTCGAATATCAAATCACTCGTAGCAAACAAGATCACCGCCGGCACCATCGGGGCGCAAGTCATCAACCTGGGGAGTGACCGATTCGTTCTTGATGGGAGATATAAATACATACTCGTGCAAGACGAAAACGGTCAGGGACGGGTTCTCCTTGGAAGACTTGGAGGGGCCGCGACTGACTACGGACTCTCGATCTGGGACTCCTCCGGTAATTTGATGTTCGACTTCGACGGGGGCGGGGCGACGGGGTACGGGATCAAGGCGTTGGCCGTGGCGACGGGGCACGTCGAGGACAACGCCATCACGGCCGCTGGGTCGATAACGAACATTTCCGGAGGGACCCTTACCTCCAATGGGGTCGAGGTTGATCTTGCCAGCATCACCCTGAGTTGTGTGGAAGGGTGGACCGAGCTGATCGCTCGGTTTTGGTTGGCGATCGCCTATGGGGGAGCCTACGACGCGAATTGCACGATCCGGCTCAAGCGGGCGGACGGATCGAATGTCTATGAGACTGTCATCACGACATACCTGGCGGCGGGTAGTCCATTCAATGCCGGGTCTGGAGGGGCGAGCGGGGGCGACTCGACGGGAGACGATCCGATCATCTTCGCAGTGGACACGAATCCTGGTACGGCCTCCAGGACCTACAAGATTACTGCCCAACCGGACAACATTCCGACGGTGGGGTGGACGTGGAGCTCGCTCGTGTTCAGCGCGAAGAACATCAAAAAGTAGGCGCCATGAAGACCGTCGTCAAGTGGAAGACCAGTGATCCGGACCGGTTGATCGCGCTCTGTGTCACGCAGGACAGTGACCTTGCCCTCAACTATGATCCAGGAACCGAATCTGTCCTGGAACTCCCCGCAGGGCATGAAGCGAACGCAGCGCCAAACGAATGGCATATCGTTGGGGGGCAACTCGTCCAAAAGGCCCTGGTCACGTTGACGGCCACGCCCCAACGGTTCACCGCCGACGGGGTGGCCGTCTGCGCGGTGAGTCATGACCATTCCGCATCCGTGGACATCTGGGTCCAGCCGGGGAACACCGTGACGACTGTGGCTCACGGGGAGACTCTCGACCTGACAAGTGACGCGCCGCAGCGATTCAGCCTGCGCGTGGTGAACCCCACGCTGCGGTCGCGTCCAATTACCGTGGAGGCGGTCTGATGGCGAAACTTGACTATCGGACAGAGGAGCGCGTCTTGCTCGATCTGAGGACGCGGACCCTCTTGGGCATGATCTTGGAACAGATCAACGTCTTGCGCGTGAAAGCCGGCCTCGCGCAGATCACTCGGGCGCAGGCGATAGCGCGGTTCAAGGAGTTGATGCGGGCATGACGACTCAGCTTACCCTCGGGATCGCAGCGCGGGATAAGGTCTGCACGGAGACGGTCTCTTCGCTTTGGGCGTCCATGCAATCGCTCCCCTATCCGATACAACTGATGATTCAGAAGGGGGGGTACATTCAGGATAACCGGCAGAAGATCACGGAGGAGGCGATCCGTGCCGGATCCTCGCACCTCGTCTTCGTCGACACGGATATGTGGTTCCCCGGTCCCGCAATCCGAACACTCCTTGACCATGACAAGGACATCATCGGGGTCAACTACTACGAGCGAAAATTTCCCTTGGAGTCCACGGTGAAGTTTGCGGACGACGCGGGAGACATCGTCTTCTGGGAACTCAAGGACCTTCCAACGTCTTTGTTTAAGTGTT